ATGGGAAAGCAAGTTGTTATTTTAGTAGATGGGCAAAATCTATATTATAGCCTTCAAGGAATGAAAATTATTGAAAAGGATGTTGATTGGACATCTCTGTTTGGCAGCATGATAGATGAAGGCGATGAATTAATAAGGACTTATTGGTTTAGACCATCTAAAATATTGGACACTTATTATACGGAACAAAATATTCAAAATTTCATTGTATATAAAAAATACAGAACCCATTGTGATAATTACAAAAAAGGTGATATGACTAAGGTACCTCAGAAGGTACAAGATGACGTAAAAGACGAATGTAAGAAAACTGCTGAATGGATTAAGAAGCAAAAGGAAAAATTTGCTAATATAGAATATGCGTATGACCAGCTTTGCTTAATCCATGACAATATTGAAATCGTAAAAACTGGAGTGGTAAAAATAGACCCTTATAAGCAAGATTATTTAGGGGAAAAAGGTGTTGATATTTCTTTAGCGGTAAAAATGATTTCACTTAGTGTCGGAAAAAAATGCGATAAAATAATATTGGTAAGTGGCGATTACGATTATTCAGAAGCTATTCGATTTGTGAAAGATAATATGACGAAAATTAATGTTGTAAAATTTCACAAAGGATATCCACCGAGGAATAAAAGTATGTCAAGAGATTTAAGCGTTTTGGCAGATAAAGTCATAGATGTATATGAAGCTGATTTGAAAAACAAATTCAGAATGGAGCCAAAGCATTAAAACTGGGATTTTAACAGCACCAAACCATGGCACAAGAAAGTAAATACTCATACGACGAGGAAAGCGTGAAAGCTATCGTCCATTGGGCACAAACAGCCCAATTGCCCAAGGAAGTGACATTAAGCGAATCGGAACACATCATCGATACTTCCATGTACGTCCACGCCAACATCTGCGACATCAACCAGCACTATCCGGACCCGTTCTACAATCCGGCGATTGACCGGTTATATCGGTTGAAGGAACATATTGGCGAATAATTAGTGAAATCAGCAAGAGAGAAGCGTTAATGAGCGTTTCTCTTTTTCATTTACCATATTTTTTGTAACTTTGTAATGCGTATGATGTTGTACGTTACCAATCCTGACGAAAAGACATGGGAAAATCCTTAACTGTTAAGCAAGAAAACTTCTGCAATTATTACATTGAAAGCGGTAATGCTTCCGAGGCCTATCGTCGTGCTTATTCGTGTGAGAACATGAAAGATGAGACGGTCAATAGAAAAGCTATAGAACTGATGAACAACGGCATGGTTACGGCAAGGGTTAAGGTATTGCAAGAGGAACAAAAAGAGAAGTCTGACATAACTAAAGAGCGTATTTTGCAAGAATTATCTGGCATTGCATTCTCTACCATAGCTGATATGCACAATACTTGGATTGAACGCAAGGAATTTGACCTGCTTTCCAAGAAAGAAAAATCCGCAATAAAAAGTATATCAACTAAGACTCTTAAAAAGAATATTGGTACAAGAGATGAACCAGAAATAGTGGACGTTGAATATGTGAAGATAGAACTATACGATAAGATTAAGGCTATTGAACGAATTTGTAAAATGCTTGGGTTCGATGCCGCCTCGGAGATAAATGTCAATACTCCCAAACCCATGAGTGTGGAGGAAGCCAAACTACTTATTAAAGGATTATGATTGATGGTAACACATATCTCAGGGCATTCTGCCTATCCGGTACACTCAATTATACAAGGTTCTTTTTCAAGAGTAAAACCGGAAGAAGATTTGTCGTGAACAGGCACCATGAGGTAATATGCAATGCGCTTGACAATGTTATTGCTGGAAAGATAAAGAAACTGATAATCAATATAGCTCCGCGTTATGGGAAGACTGAACTTGCTGTAAAGAACTTCATATCCGAGGGGCTTGCCATAAACCCGGCTTCCAAATTTATACATCTTTCATATTCTGATGACCTTGCTCATGACAATTCCGAAGAGATAAGGGATATTGTCAAATCCGAGGACTACCGCAAATTGTTTCCTTACGTCCAGATAAAGGATGGTTCCGATAGTAAAAAGAAATGGGTAACCACATCAGGAGGAGGAGTATATGCAGTATCTACCGGTGGACAGATAACCGGATTTGGTGCCGGAGAGGTTGATGATATAGGAGACGAAATAGAAGGAATTTCCGTTACTGGGAAATTTGCCGGTGCCGTGGTCATTGATGACCCTATAAAACCGGAAGACGCTCTTTCCGACTTGAAAAGGGAGAAGGTTAACCAGCGTTTTGAAACTACCATCCGTAACCGTGTGAACAGTAGGAATACGCCTATTATTATTATAATGCAGCGTCTTCATGAGAATGATTTGTGCGGCTATCTAATGAAGACCGAACCGGGAGAGTGGACTGTAGTTTCTTTGCCGGTCATTGAATATGATAAGGATGGAAGAGAGATACCTCTCTGGAAATTTAAGCATGAATTAAATGAACTGAATAACCTTCGTAGAATAAATCCTTTCGTGTTCGAAACACAATACATGCAGAACCCTAAGCCGATGGAGGGGCTTATGTATGGCAAGTTTAAAACATACAAGGAAATTCCATATACCAATAGGGCTATACGAAAGAACTATACAGATACCGCTGACACTGGGGAGGATAATCTGTGCTCCATAAACTATATAGACACGGAAATAGGGAACTTTATATTGGATATTGCTTACACCAGCGCTTCTATGGAAGTGACAGAGCCTATGGTAGCTACTATGTTGGCGAAAGATAATATAACCATATCCAACATTGAAAGCAATAATGGCGGCAGGGGATTTGCCCGGAATGTGGAATCACAGTCCCGGATAATGGGAAACAACACTACGGAGATAAGATGGTTCCATCAGTCGGGAAACAAGGAAGTGCGTATATTCACACGCGCGGCAGAAGTCATGAACCTTACTTACATGCCGGAAGGATGGGAGACCTTGTACCCTGAGTTTTATGCGGAGATAAGCGGTTTCAGAAAAAAAGGGAAGAATGCTCACGATGATGGTGCGGACTGTCTTACCGGCTGCGTTGAGAAGCGTGGAGAATTTGACTATGAAAGTTATGATGATATAGATATATACGGGATGAACAGCATTGTGGAGATACACCCTATAATAAACGGGAAATTCGCCTATGTGAAAGCGTATGTTGTGGACGGAACGGTTTATATAGCGGAGGCATATATCGGAAATGCCCTGCCATTGGATGATGTTTCCGCTGTGGTAAAGAATGCAGAAGTGAACATCGAGACTCCCAATACGATGCTGCATTATGTTAGGGATTATCGCGCTTCCATCGGGGAAGTGTGGGCAAGGCAGGAAAGGGGAAGCAAGTTTCCGTATATTGAATCATTCAAGGCTTTGGTTGCGAAATTCAAGTTTAAACGTTCTGCGGACATGGAAGGCTTTATGCGAAATCTTATGGACTATGACGGCAAGGACGTGTATGAGGCAATGTATGTCCTTTGCTGTATTGCGGATAGAGTAAAAAGGAAGGGATTATTAAAAATAGAACATTGATTTCTGTATTACCCCCCCCGTGATTTTTTTGTATAATATTTGAATGGAGTATTCATTGCCAGTAATGCGGATGGTGAGGAATCTTAATTAACCTTGAAGCCTTTTTTATATTTTATTTGGAATGTTATTTGGAATAATTCTAAATAATATGTATATTTGCATCCGTAGGGTCACTTACAAGCGTATGAAGTTGTACGCAACCGTATCATAGGACTAAATCACTAATATATGGGAGTGGCCGCATTTATGTGCTGTCACTCCTGCTTTGTATATGGGCATATTTAATCAATTCTGGAAGCCAAAGGAAAGAAAAGCAATTCCAATGCGAGAGAATGTAAACCGCGTGGAAAGGGATGCTGAAGGAAATTACTGGTTCCTTTCAGACTTGTTCGGCCATCACACCAAATGGAAGGCTTATTATGACATGACCGATGACAAGGAAAAGGCAGAGGCGCTTTCCGCTTGTACGCCATTCTTCACTGTAGTGGACAAGATAGGTTCCATGATGTCAAGAGGCGTTCCTTATGTGGTGGATAAGAATGGCAATGAGAAAAGGTCCTATGCTGACATCCGCAATATATTGGATACCCCTAATCCATTACAAACATTCTCCTCATTTGTAAAGCAGATAGAAATCTGCCTTAAGGTGTTCGGATATTGTCCTATAGCCCTTGTAAGAACCGGAAAGGAAAGTGTGCCAAAGGCTATGTGGATTGTTCCTCCTGAACTGTTCCATATTGTCGGTACCGGAAAGGTATTCCGGCAGTTTGAACTTTCGGAAATTGTTTCAGAGGTTTATATTGATTGGGGAGGAAAACGTCTGAAATTAGAGGATTACGAATATCTTATCATATATGACAGTAATATTCGTATATCCGATGGAATATCTGATATCTTATTCGATTCCGTCTCAGACAGCTTATCCCAACCTATATCCAATTGGGTGGCTTCCATGTCGGCAAGCCATACGCTTCTGGTCAACGGGGGGCCAAAAGGGGTATTGTATAATGACTATACAGACCAGATGGGCAATATGGCTCTTACTTCAGAGGACGAGAAGGAGATAAAGGACAGGTTCAAGAGGGACTACGGTCTTGTAAACAAGGAATACCCGATATTGGTTACACGTCAAAAACTTGGATGGCTGGCGCTTGATTTTGATGCCAATCAGTTGAAGCTTCACGAAGAAGACAAGCGGTGTACAGATAAGATAGCCAATGCAATGGGAATCAACGCCAACCTATTTACAGATGCCAAGTACGACAATCTGGAAAGTGCCGGTAAGAAGGCATACCAGGATGTGATAATTCCCGACAGCATAAAGATAGCTGGATGTCTTACGCGAGCGATATGCCCCGAGGGTGTATTCATAAAGATAGACTTTACGGATGTCGAATGTCTTCAGAACAACAAGGAGATGGAAGCCAATACTCTTGTCAAGGTTGCCGACGCATTACAGAGGTTGCTTGAAAAGTCCTTGATTACTCATGACGAGGCGCGTATTGAAGTGGCTAGATATATAGAAATTGACCCGGAAAATCCGAAAGGAGAATTTTCAAGTCCTTCTGCTGTACCGGATGGAGAAAACAATAGTTAATGAAAATGAATATGGGAACGGAGATTAATAAATACAAAGGCAGGATGGGAATGCAACATAAGGTGTTCTCCATCAATTCAAAGGAAGCCCAATATGATTCTGAAAGCCGTACAATCAGCGGATATGCTGCAGTGTTTGGTAATAGGGATAAGGTTGGAGACGTTTTGCTGAAAGGGTGTTTTTCCAAGAGCATACAGGAACGTGGTCCACAAAGCAGTGCCAACGATAAGATATTGCTCTTATGGATGCACGACATGAGTGAGCCTATCGGGGCGATTACTGAACTCCGCGAAGACGAAAAAGGGCTTTATTTTGAAGCCCGTGTAGATGAAATAGATATTGGCGATAGGGCTATCAAACAACTGGAATCAGGTACTCTCAACCAATTTTCTATAGGTTACAGCTATGTTTGGGAAAAGTGCGGATATAATGAGACTGGTACAGATTTTCTTGTAGGCGAAGTAAAGCTGTATGAAGTTTCCGTAGTATCTATCGGATGTAACGGAGAGACAGAATATCTTGGCCTTAAATCTATGGAAGAGTACGACAATGTCTATAAGAGCCTCAATGAAGAAATTGCATTGCTATGCAAAAACATGAGCGTTCTCAAGCAACAACGTTTTCAAAATATAATATCCAAAGCAATGTCACTTGCTTCTTTCAGGCCGGAGCATGCCTTTGATGCTCCGCCTGCAGGAAAGGGAGCCGACAATGACGGAGGTAGTGAGGAAAAAGAATTGTATAAACTTTTAAAATTAAAATCGGTATGAAATTAGGATTTATGGAGCTTCTGGATACGTCCGGTTTGCCTGAAGAAAGCAAAAAATTCTTCGAGGCTATGGACGAAAAAATGGGAACTGCTCTCGAGGAGCAAGTGAAAGGTTTCCTTATGAATGAAGTGAAATTGGATGAGTTGCGCAAATCCATCAAGGATGCTGCAGATTCTATCAATGAAATCAAGGGCAAGGAATTTCCTGGTATTGACAAAAAGACTTTTGATGAAAAGGTCAATGAGTTGGAGAATGCCATTCTACGTGTAAAGGCGGCTACTGAAATCAGTGGAAATGGAGAAATAAAGGTTAAATCCGTTTATGACCAACTCTACGAGCAGTTGAAGGGGTATATTACGACGGACAAGAAAGGGGTTTCAACCCTTGACCTCAAAGAGGCATGTAAAGCCGCTCCTGGGAACAAACTGGAGGTCAATCTTGTGTTGGATAAAAAAGGAACTGCTGCAACTATTGCATCCGGTACCTTGGCTCCTCACTATGGGGTTGAAATTGATCCGAATTTGTCGGTCAATCCCAGAGCGCAGACAGTCATAAGGAATTATGCAAACGTGTCCAGCACGAATAGCCGTTCCCTGATTTACGCTGAATATGTGAGCAAGGACGGTGATGCCGCATGGGTTCCGGAAGGAGGACTTAAGCCTCTTATGGATGCTACATTGGCAGAAAAGACTGTGACCGCTGCAAAAATAGCCATTGCCGCAAAATTCACAGAAGAAACATTGACGGATTTCCCCAGCTTCGTTAATGAAGTTCAAAGCGAAATGATAAACAAGCTTGGAATCAAGGAGGAGCAAGGTATTCTGGACGGAAAAGGGTCTGACGGAGAAATCAAGGGTGTAGCCGCAGACATGCCGGCATTCTCATTGACAGGTTTCAATGTAGAGAAAGCAAACATGTTTGATGCCCTCGTTGCCTCATATTCACAGATTGTTTCTGCAAGCGAAATGGCTTATCGCCCGAACCTTGTGTTGATGAACCCGTTGGATTATGCGGCAATGCAGTTGACTAAGGACACAAACGGCCAGTATCTCCGTCCTTTCCGATATGGAGATGAACTGATTCAAGGGTTGCGTATAGAAACTACTACTGCTGTAGAGCAGGGAGACTTTATTATGGGAGACTTTTCGTATCTGAATATACGTGACCTTTGGGCATTGTCAATGTCCGTCGGTTGGGAAAATGACGATTTCCGTAAGAATATCGTTACCGTATTGGCTGAAAAACGATTGATGTGTTACATCAAGTCACAGTATAAGACTGCATTCGTGAAAGATAAGTTTGCTACGGTAATTGAAGGGATAACTCCGGCTGAACCGGGTGTAGGTGGATAAACGATAAATATAATATGACTATGGGAAAAGAATATAAAATGGATTTGACCAAGCGTTACGAAGTGACGTTTGTAAAGGATGGGACACAATACAAGTCCGGCGATAAAGTATCAGTAGGAATGCCTCTTGCAAGCAGATTTTATGCAGAAGGAAAGATTGAGGTATCAAGTGAACTGCTGAATGACGCCAAGGCATTAGGTTGCGAAGAACTTTTCACCAAACGTAAAAGGAAAGAGACTGTATGATAATTGACTGCACATATTTCACTGGGTTATTGAGTGTCGGGATAGGTCCCGACACTGGAGCTCCTTCTGTAACCAGAGAAGCGGAAAAGGACCGGATAAACACTTATATTGATATATATGAGATTGAATATCTGAATAATATTCTTGGTGATGATGTGTGCAGTGAATTTGTCTCCTATATTGAATCTCGTGAAGATAGTGTTGAAAAATGGGAAAAGCTGTATGCATTGTTATCAGAGAAGTATAGCCCTATAGCGTGCTATGTGTTCTTTAAATACATATCAGAAGGAAACTATAGTGTGACAAGTGTAGGGACGGTGACTTCTTCGGATGAGGATGCAGTTTCCCCTATGGTGTTGCAGATAAGAGCTTGGAATGATATGGTGAATATGAACAAAAGGGTCTATGAGCTGCTTCAATCCGTAGAATACAAAGGTGTTTGCTTTAATCCTTGCATGTTACGTAAGATAAACATTATGGGAATATGAAATCAGTAAACAAGATTTTTGAAGATGTGGTTAGGCGTGTTGCCGTCAAATACGGAAAGAATGTTTCGTACTTGTTTGGAGATTGGTCATACATAAGCAACCAGCTTACAGTCTGGAACCAGTCGCCCAAAACCAGTACATTGAAATTCCCTATGGTGTGTCTGTATTCTCCTTTTGTGGAGGATAGGACAGAAGCAGAGACAAGGGCATCCCTTGATTTTATCATTATGGTAAACACCCTGAAAACCTACACGAATGAAGAGAGGGAAAAGACTTCGTTTGAGCAGGTGCTTCGCCCTATTTATCAACTTTTCATTGATGAAATAAGGAAGGATTCTTCCATTAAAAGCAATTATAATGGGATAATTCCTCATTCTTATTCAGAAAACTACCGGTATGGGCGTGTTGGTGTGATAGGGGAAGACGGAAAGCCTTTCCATGATTTTATCGACGCTATCGAAATTAAAGAAATGAATCTAACTTTTAAAGAAACAAAGTGCTATGGCAACAGATTATAGAAAATGTCCGGGACTTGCAACGTTTAATACGGGTAATTCCGTTTGTGTGCTTGACCCGGGAAAGATAAAGGCCATTATATTGACCATTCACGGTCATAAATTGCCGAAAGAGAAGACTGCGGAAGCTATTGAGGCCGCTTGTCATGCCGACAGACCGGACCGGATATTCCCTATCAAGACGATTGTGGAATATGCGCCTTCCGGTGGAGAGGCTCAAACGTCAGCAACCGGTTATGGACCGACGAAGGTGACAAGTTATTCAGCTAAAAATGACGTATGGACTTTGCAGGATTATGATGCCAGTTTGAAAGCCAATCTGATGGCTGCAAAGAATGTGGCATTCGATGCCTATTTTGTGGACGAGAACAATATTGTCTATGGAATGAACGATGGTACTGATGAACTTGCCGGAATACCATTGTCCGGTGTATATCCCGGAGGCCAGGATTGGGACTCTTCTGGAACGGAAGCAAATCTTACGGTTGCCACGATGTTCAAGGATTACGAGAAGTATATCAAAAATGCCGATGTTTCAGCCTATGACTTTGATGTGGTTGAAGCATTAAAGGGACTTGTATATGTGGACTTGAAATCTGCGGAATCAGGGAAATATAAGCTGGTTGAACATTTTGGCAAGCTTGACATTACGGAATATTACGGAGCTCTGTTACAGACAAATGCGGAAACAGCCCTTCCGGACGCTTCCGGTGTATCTTATGCTGACGGCGTCATATCCGCTACGGATACGGTAAAACTTGCAAAGCCTTCTGTTTTGCAGGGTGTGGGTATAACTGGAATTGAGTCCTGGTCATGAAAGTGGAAGGTGTTACTTTTAATGAAAGGCTTGTACGTAAGATGAAAAAGAAGGAGTTTGTTGATATACATAAAAAGGTCTTTTTCCTTGACCGTACTGCCGAGAATAGGGAAAGTCTGCTTTCTGATATATATGACAGGATATGTGATGCCACCCCTCGCAGCAGGAATGTGGATTCTGTTTTGTAATATGTTTGTTAGGGGCGTTCATTCGCCCCTAAATTATTATTAGGTATGGCTAGTATAATAGAGGCTGAGAGAAACTTTGATGAGCTTGTGGCAGGATTTGAGCCTATGATACGTGATATAATGGCTGCCCAGAAAAAAGAGGTGCAGGTATATATCACGGAGCAATTGTATTCCGGTATAAACGGCAATGACAAGCCTTTGCGCCCAACTTACCTGAATGACCCTTATTTCAAAAACAAGGAATCCGGTAGTTGGTATAAGAATGCCCGTGGCTATATGATATGGAAAAAGGGGATAACACCTCCGTATGCCTCTTCGTGGCTTGGAATTCCCAGACGCTCTCCGGAAACTCCGAATCTGATAATCAGAGGTGATTTTCATGATTCTATCACAGCGGTACCATTTGATAAAGGTCTTAGGATAGAAAGCATAGGGATTAGCTTCAGCGGAGACATAGAGCGCAAGTACGGGCAGGCGATATATAAGGTAGGGTCTTATGCTAGGAAGCATTTTATCGAGAAATATGTGAAAAAAGGCATTGCCAATTATTTCAGAAAGTTCGGTGTGGAATGAGCTGTATGTGTGAAAACCGGAAGAGGATGGAGGACATTGGGCGAATGAGGTCTCTTGCGAAAAAAGCCGCCATGATGGAGGGAAAGGTTTACGTTCTCTATGAGAATGACGGTATATTCGGCTTTGTTCCGGAAGGAGTTGAATATAAAGGTGCATTTATTGAATATGTGTGGTATATATAAAAAATCATTTGCATTTAATCTATTTGCAATTTAGAACGCTTCTAAATAATAATTATCTTTGTAATAGCGTGTAAAGTTGCACGCAACCCAAATCAGTACGTTATGGCGAATGAATTTAAGATTACCGATGTAGTAGATGACAAAGCATTTACTCAACTTGGAAAATTGAAAACGGAATTAAAGGAAACTACTACCCTTTATTCAAGTCTTGTAGTGAACATTGCAAGAGCATCTAAATCCAATCCAAAGACTTTTGATGAATTATCCGACAAGGCAAATAACTTTAAATCGTCGGTAGATAAATTAAATTCTACTCAAGAGAAGATGAATTTAATTCAAGCAAGGCAATTGGCAATACTGCGCCAAGTGTCCCAGCAGCTTAATTCCATGTCTTCCTTGTCTAAATTGAATGTCCTCTTTGAACAGTTTGCCAAGAATGTGAAGAATGCGAGCGATATGCTGCAATCTCTTTCTTCCACCTCCAACAATGTTGCCGTATCGCAGGATAATGCGGCAAAAAGCACCCAGAATGCGAGCAATACTATAAATCAAGCCTCAGTGCAGTTGCAGGCTGCGAATGTCAATTATTCAACTATTATTGATACTATACAAGGATACGACAGTGTTGTAACCAAATTGACGGCAGACACTATTGCCAATAAGGAGGAGATGAATAAGATAATCTCCGACATTAATAAGCTGGCTAAAGAATATCGCCAGGGTAAAATGTCTCTTACTGAATACACAGAACAAGCGGCTTTACTAAAACAACGCCATATTGAACTTATGGCACAAAACCAGCAGAACACAGCTTTGATAAAAAATCATTCTAATGCAATTATCAGTGCATCCGGCAGTTATTATGAGATGAATGCTGCCATGTTGGAGCTACAGAAGCGGTATAAGGCATTGTCTGAGGAACAAAGAAACAGCCCGATGGGAGAGAGCTTGATAAAACAAGCCAATGCTTTGAATGACAAGTTGAAGGAGATAGATGCCAAATTTGGAAATTACCAGCGCAATGTGGGTAATTATGCGTCTTCGTGGAACGGGTTAAATGTGCAGACCCAACAGCTTATTCGCGAGCTCCCTTCATTAACAATGAGTTTTAATCAGTTTTTCTTAGCCATCTCCAACAACTTGCCCATGTTTGCGGACGAACTTAAGCGTGCCACTGATGAATTTAAGCGCATGAAAGCTGAAGGACAAACAGCGGTGCCGGTTTGGAAGCAATTGCTTGGAAGTCTATTCTCATGGCAATCAGCATTAGTAATTGGTATTACACTATTGTCTGCCTATGGTGATGAAATCATTGATTGGGTTACAAGTCTGTTTAAAGGTGAAGAGGAGGTGAAGAATCTTGTAAATCAGGAAAAGCAATTGGCTGATGCGAGAAATAAGGGGATGTCTAATAGTGTAAAGGAAAGGACTGAATTGGCATTACTTTACAAAGCTACTCAAGATGTATCCCGCTCAATGAAGGAGAGAAATGTTGCAGCGGATGAATTGCAAAGTAAATATCCTGCTTACTTTGAAAATATGTCAAACGAGGAAATTCTTGCGGGAAAGGGGGCAAAGGCATATAAAGAGTTGACCAATTCACTTATCGCTTCTGCACAAGCAAGAGCCATAGAGGATAAGATGGTGGAAAATAGCAGTAAGATGTTAGAATTGGACAATCAAAGAATAGGAGCGTTAGTCAAGCAGGTACAAGAACAACGAATTTTAGATGCTGCAATAGAAGCCCGTGAAAAGGGATATGATTATACTGTTAATGGAGTAGCTATATCTATTGCCGCACAAGAAAAACGTGTTTCAGACGCCGCCAAATCTGCGGCATCTTATGCTGAACAAATTGAAAATTTGAACAAGGCTAATGAAAGTCTTGTAAGTAAAATAAATGTAAATGCTCTTTTGGATAATGACAAGAAAACGTATGAAGAGACCAAAAAGAAAACGGAAGAGTATGCTGAATATATCAAGAAAATTACGGAAGACTTGGAAAAGTCCCGTATAGATATTATTGCTGATGGGAGAAAGAGGGAGATAGCTGAGGTTGAGAAAGAATACAATGACCGTATCAAGGCAATAAAGGGAAATTCCGAAAAGGAGATAGAGCTTCGGACAAATCTTGAGGCCCTTAAAGGGAAAGCCATAGCAGAAATAAATGATAAATATGATAAAGAACTGATTGAGATAGAGAAAAACAATCTTGAAAATCGTTTGGAATCTTTTGGGGAAAAATCGGAAAGAGAGTTGAATGAGCGTCTGAACATACAACTGAAACTTAACGATATGATGCGTGATGCGGAGATTAAGGATGCGGAAAAGAATGGCGAGGATGTGTCTGCTATAATTGACAAGTATGGGAAGCGCCAGAATGATATTGTTATGCGGAATCTTGAGAGCAGATTCGGGTTGATAGAGGATTATACAGACAAAATGATTGACAGACAAGAAACTGCTTCAATAGAGGAATATAATGCCCTTAAAAAGCAGTATTCGAAAGGGGAGATAAGCCGTGAAGATTACGAAAAAAAGGCTTATGAGATAGGTGTCAAATATGCAAAGGCTCGCCTACAGACGATGATAAAGGAGGTTCAGGCAGAAATGGCTCTCCTCGACCCCGATAGTGATAAGTACGCGGATTTGGAGGACCGGCTGGCTAACCTTCAGTCCCAGATTGATGAAATAGACCTTGATACGGCGATAGATAAAAGCGAGAAGGCAAAAGGCAAGTTTAAGGAAGCGTTATCTGACATGAATAGCGCTGCGAGGGATGCATTAGGAGATACTGCCGGTATATTCGAGGGGCTATCAGACATTATAGAAGATGTGGCAGAAGATGGTAAACTCAGTTTTGAGAATCTGGCAAAAAGTGTCATGAAAATAATGGATGGTATAACATCTCTTATGTCTGATGTGTACGATGCGAAAATAGAAAAGATAGAGGAGGAGCAGGATGCCAATGATGAAGCCTACGATAGGGAGATAGAGCGTATTGAATCATTGCAGGAAAGAGGAGCCATCTCTACAGAGGTCGCGGAAGCCCGAAAACGCGCAGCCGAGGATAAGACAAGGTTGAAAGAGGAGGAGCTGGCAAAGAAAAAAGCTGCCCTTCAGGAGAAACAAGCTAAGTGGGATAAGGCTAATTCAATAATACAAGCGGGAATAGCTACCGCATTGGCTGTTACTAAAGCGTTGCCGAATTTGATTTTAGCGGCAATTGTTGGGGCAATGGGAGCGGCGCAGATTGCCATTATAGCATCTCAGCAAATCCCTAAATATGCAAAAGGTATAAAGGACCATCCCGGCGGTCTTGCCATAGTCGGTGACGGTGGGAAGAAGGAAGGTATCATTACAGATAATGGATTATTTGTCACTCCCGACAAGCCTACTCTTGTTGATTTGCCGAGACATTCCCAGGTAATTCCCGACCTTTCTTTCATATATGATAGGAAAGGGCTTGGTTCTGATTTCCTATTGCTTGAGCAGCAAAAGAAAAACATGGCAGATAGAGGCATTGTGGTTAATGTTGACAATGATTATAGCCAACTGGAGAAGAAGATGGAAGGTAATACCAGACAGTTGCAGAATATCAATAAACTGATGAAAAAGGCCAATAGGAATGCTGAATATAATTGGATTTTAAACAGAGTGTAATGCTATGATGTATACAGAGCTTGATAAGATGCCCTTATCCCGGTTCATAGATGTTTTCTTGGGAGATATGGATAAGGTTGTGATAAGGGGCAGGTACAGTCAAGAGGAGAAAGTAAAAGCCTCCGAAAAGCTGTGCAATGAGTATTTGTCTATAATAGGGGGGAAGTCTGTTGTTTCGCATATAAACAAGCGTAATGAGGTACTGAAGATACACATGCGTATGTGCTGTCTTGAAAGCGCTTCCCGGTTTATTGTGATGGGAGAGTGGGATGAGGTTCGAAATATAATGGGTGCTTTGGGATATTCGTTCAAAAGTGGTGAACATGACAGAATACGTACCCGTATTGAAAGCGTTATGGCTTCTGACAAATACCGCATTGCCAAGTTGCAGGAACTTTCCGATAACTCAATGAGTGCTAAAATGGACCGTGAATATTTTACTCGTGAAAGGGTTTCAGTAATGTCTCATGTAAAAATGCACATTGACGAGAATACTTTTTCGGCAAAGGAATATGCATATCTGGTGAGAAACATGTGCGAGGAGATAGACGCAATGATACGTTCAACTAAAAAGAAGTAGCTATGTATTACAAGTGTGAACTGGTGGTAGGAGGGTACTCTTACAATGTGACAGACAATCTGGTGAACTGGGATGATGTGGAAATGTCATTCAAGCGAAATGATTATGATGGAGTGGTAAGAAGTTTTTCTACCAAGTTCCAGTTTTCCAATGGGGCTTATTCTCTTCTTGTGGGCGAGTATCTTAGGAACTATTTAAATTCGTCCGCTTCCATTATCTTTTATACCCGCAACAATTCATGGTTATGGAACGAGAGATTCAGGTGTGCGCTTGATTTTTCCACTTTTACGGACAACGGCACTACTTGCGAGATTAATGCGGTCGATGACAGTCTTGCAAGCATCATAAAGGCAAAGAAGGGAACTCAATATGAATATCCGGTATCGGAAATAAAGGAAACAGAACCTCTGAACTATGATAGGATAATAATGAATAGTGAGATAAAGTGGACGATGCCAAGTGAAAGTGAAGACAGTTCTATATCTCATGAGATAATAATGGAAAAGGCTAATTTTTATTATACTATTCCATTTTACATCTTATCATCAGAAATTGCAACCAAAGATATTGTGGAAGTTTTTGATGTAACTGAAAATTCTTATAATAAAGCAGAATCTTTATATGAAAATTATTTTATAAAAAACATTCATGGTAAGACAATCAACATACATTTAAAATTTAAGATTCATTTCAATATAAGCGATACCAAAGGACACATATCGTTCTTTTTGGATAAATTCAGTGAATTTGCTAATGGAGCTACTACAATATATTCTATAGAAAAATTAAATCATAGTACACTATACACAATTGATATTGATAAGGATATTGTTCTAAATCCAACAGAAAGTCTTATAATGTATATACATTATCCTTATTTAACCGTTAATGTTCCGGTTACTGCAAATTTTTACGATATGGATATACCGCTTACTATAGATTTTGCAGAAAAAGACCGGTCAGTAGACATCGACGTTGTTCGTCCCTCTACTGTCCTTAACCGCCTATTGTCTTCCATGACCGGCAGTGCGGATGTGGTAGGAGAAATTGCTTCCGGAGTTGATGAGCGTCTTGACAATACAATCATTTTGCCGGCAGAAAGTATACGTGGGCTTGAAAATGCAAAATTGTATACTTCATATACGAAATTTTCCAACTGGATGAAAGCTGAATTCGGTTTTGTACCGGTAATTGGTGGGAACAAGGTTTCATTCGTCCACCGTGATAGTCTGTTCCAGGACAAGGAAATAAAGAATCTGGGTTCCCGGTCTACGGACTTTGAATATTCGGTGAACTCATCACTGATTTACTCCAGATTGAAAGTCGGTTATGACAAGCAGGACTACGACAGTGTGAACGGTCGTGATGAATTCCGTTTTGGCGTTGAATATACTACTGGAACGACACTTACCGACAACACTATGGAGCTTGTCAGTCCATATCGTGCAGATGTATATGGAATTGAGTTTCTTGCGGCTAAACGAGGAGAAGATACAACGGACAGCGACAGTGACAATGATGTATTCATGGTGGGTGCTTCCCTTGACGGTTCTTCGCAGAGGTTTGTTCTTATTCGTGGGGGGAAATATGCCATTTCCGGGGTAATATCTTCTGAAACAATGTTCAATGTGATGTACGCGCAAAAGTACATGATAGAGGCGAACAGAAAGTTTATAGGCTCTTTTTCCTCATTGCTTGATTTCGCTTCTTCTGAGGGAAACAGTAATGTGGTGATAGAGGGCATGAAAGGGACTGATGACATTGAAATTCCGGAGAGATACTTTACGGTGGGGGAATTGTCTGTTAAGACAAGTGATTTGGATGTTCCCGAAGACCTGACTGGATATATAGCCCTGCAAAAGAACGGTAGAACATACAAGGGGTATATAAAGAGTTCGAGCTATAATTATGGAAAGCCTGAAGCTGTCAAGTATTCATTGATTGTAAAAAACATAGAATAAAGCTATTTGTTATTTGGAATAATTCTAAATAATATATATATTTGCATACCGCAAGTGATGTTGCTTGCCACTCATTAAAGGACGAAAAGACATGGTGAAGATAGGAGACGTATGCCCTCTGTTCTTTAATCCTATAAAGGACAAATTTGGGATTGATATTGATTACATCCAGAAATTCCATTCTTCTGACAAGATTCATGTTCAGGTATTTTCTACCGGTTCTGAATCCGTGTCTGCAAATCTCAATAACCTTTCTAAAAGCACTTCTTCTGAAATAGCTTTTTCCATTTACGAGCATAACGATTCTGTAACAATGCACTATGCCGTAATTACTGGTCTTGAAGATTCTGTCTATTCTGTTACGATAAATGGAACCACATCAGAGCCGTTTATCGTATGCTCTTCTGATTCTCTTCTTGAGGAAACGACTTTGATACGCTATTCCCATAAGGACAATAATTCTGCATTTGACAATATATTTTGGATTGATGACCGGCAACAGGTATTCGAATTTAGAGTAGAGGCCGGCTTTAAGCCCAACGGATACAATGCCCATGTCGAAAATGAGCAATACCGTAATCAAATGCAAGAGATAGAGGAGTTGTATTCCATTCCTTATGACAGCTTTATACTGACGGTAGGAAACTCCGTGGGAGTCCCTTATTGGTTTGGAAAACATCTCAACCGGATACTCTGCCTTTCTATGGTTGAAATTGATGGAGCCAAATATGTCCGTTCCGAAGATTCTGTCCCCGAATTGTCACAAATTATGGAAGATAGCCAGCTATTTCAGATAAACATGACACTGGAATTGCAGGAAAATGATATTGCAGGAGTAGGGGGAGCACTGGTGACTTATACTGTTACAGTTGGCCTTGATTCCGACAGTATCGGCAAATGCACGGTAGAGGCTACCGGCGATGTAGTAAGTATTGTCCCTTCGGATGATGGCAGCAGCTATACGGTAATGGCTAATGCCGGAGGTACGGCAACAGTGGAGATTATTCCTGAATCAGGCTATGAGGTAGATGTTCTTATCGTTGACAATGAGCCAAAAGGAGCGTTGCCAGAATTCACTTTTGAACGGTTATCTGCCAATCATACTATGTTCGTGAAGATGGCGCTTAGTGAAGAAATCCCGACTGAGTTCCTTGTCCGCAGCGACCTTCCCGGCTATTACTATTCCAGTACGCAGGATGCGCTGAACGCGGTTCGGGCGACATATCCTGACGGTCTGACCCGGAATGTGGAGATAACCTGCATCAAGGCTGCCAGGGAAAAGAGAAGGGGGGGCCATTATCTTGCCGAGCTTGCCAATTGGAACCGGCGCAGCATGTACACACTGACAATTGACGGAGGCTCCGTATTGACACTGAACGGCAATGCCTTGGGATGTCTCTCGTTCTCTGGTGTGGACAACGTGGTTGTCAGGAACATCCATTTTGAGGACTATTCCAACTATGTGGGTTATCAGGTTCCAGATGCGCTGGGTGCGATATCCTTTACCGGAAAATTATCGCAGTACGCAAGAAATATGTTCGTTGGCGGCTGCACCTTCAACGGCAAGTCCATGACTGATGAGACGGTCATGTCTACCAATTCCGTCATCCTGATAAATACGGAGAATGTGACAATCAACAACTCTTCATTCACAGACGGAGGGGGCCCGGTCGTCAACGCGGACACTTGCAACCTGCTTTCAATACTCAACAATGATTTTGTGCTTGCACCCGTCGGCGTAGGGTATCCGACTGCCGTAACAGTGAGCGGTGGTAAAATACTAATATTGGAAGACAACAGGATGTCGGGGGACAACCGCTACAGCTTCGTGGCCGTCACGAACATGGACAAGGCGTACATTCGTCGTAATTCATTCCGGAATGGCGGCAGCATGGCCCTTTCCGTTTCCTCTTCCGTACCTATGTCGAAACTGGTTATAGAATCCAATCTGTTTACAGGAATGCTGTCGAATACCGGCTCCATCAATACATGGGCAAAGGCTGTTATCGGTTTGTGCCCTATACGGGATATGGAATTGAACAGCAATACCTTCTACATGTCCGGTAACAACGGGCAGCAGTATTGTACGCGTTGGGGCACAATCAACAGGCTGGAGATATCCAATAACGTGGTTGTGGATGCCGGGCATGCGGTGCACTTCATATACGGTTTTGCTTTCGACAATGTAAGCGAACTTGTGTCAGACTACAACATATTCCAATACAAGCTGCATGACAACATTACTTATGGTAGCCTTCTGCGTGTGTTCAACACGGAAGGAGTCGGGGGTGGCGTGGAAATCAACGCGGACCGCGGTTGCCGCTTCTGGCAGCTCCAGGAGCTCGGCTACGAGCTGCATTCCGTACTCGTGTCCGACGGTGTGGATGCGGATGCTCTTGATAATAATCTGATGATTACTTCCGCACTGGATGCCGATAATCCTGCAAACAATGACAATGTGCCCGATATCGACCTTGCATATAAGCTCAAATCGGCATCTGCCAACAGCCGCGGATGCTACAACCTGCACGGTTCCGTTATTGACGAAACATCTGTTGTTCCCGGCTATACAGGTTCCAACATGGAGGACGGCTCAACGTTCAGTAATGCTTCGCAGTACGGATGCATGGCAGAAGATATCCTCATGCTGAAGGCGAAGGCTTTGAACAGGAATCTGATGTCGGTATTCTCTGTTATCGGTTCAGCAGACAGCTACCTGGTTCTGGGCCGGTACGGGCTGCTCTCGCCGCTCCCGATATTGGATATCAATGGAGAGTATGTAGAAGATGAATTGTATGACATTAATGTGGAATGATTATGGCTGAAATTTACAATGACATATTGAAGGTTCAAATCGGACGCGTAAAGGCTTCGGTAAAGGCTGACAACTATTTTCCGGTGGCCGGCAAAGATACAATTCAAATTGACGCTGAAACCAGATGGGGGCAGACTTCGGAATGGCAGACGCAGGACGGAAGCGGTAGCACGGTGACAACAGCCGGTAATCTTGTAAAGCAGAAAGACAACAAGTCTATTGCGATATCAGACGGAGGGGAACTTGTCCAAAAATTCATAGCGCGTAACAACCGGACCGAAACGATTGTTTCTAAGAGAATCTATGCAATGTTGCCGCAAGTGCTGCCATATTTTACCGTATCGGCCAGTGAGGTTGTACGGGTGGGAGAACTGTTCGTCGTCACTGTTTCCCCGGAGCACGGCTACTCAGGCGGTGGTGAAATGGTCGTAAAGGTGTATCGCGAGAACGAGGATTCGTCTCCGATTAAGACATTGACCGAAATTACCGGGCGCCCGATGTCTGACGGGACCGTTGCGTTTGCATCCTCCTTTGACAACGCGTCTGACCGTGGAATATACGATGTGGAAGTTGATATTACAGATAGGGAAACAGGGGTGACTTTCAGCAAGAGAATAGACAAGCTCATAACGGTAGTTCCTGCCCTTTGTCCGAAACCGGCTGATACGACGCGAGGGTATGAAACTATCACTGTTCAGGCAGAAAAACAGTACGAGATACATCTGTGGCGTGATATAGAAGGTAGTGGCTTGAATTATGCTGAATGGACCGCACCACACGGTTCGGTTGAGACGGCGGGTTATGACCTGATAGATATTTCGATGTTGCCAACCGGAACGACCCTATGTATCAGAAGAGACAAGAATGAGGTTTATCCAATGCGTATGCGCATCAAGGGCAATGTGCCTTCCGGTGTTTCATCGGAGAATGGTACGCCGAACTTTATGTATGAGCACCCCCTGGTCATCACGCACGATGAAGAAGGTGTTTTCGACTGGCCTTGGATGTCGTTCGGCGCCGTCACCTTCGGTGACAACATGCGCAATGTCGTATTGGACGGGTACGGGTACAACCGTACGGGAATCAGATTCCATCCATCGTCGGATGATGCTGCAATCAATACGTGCATTTTTGTTTCCGGCGGTGCGGGCGACATAGAAATGTTCGGCATTGACATAGACGGTACGGGATTCGCCGGCATCATGGCCAAGACGGACCCTGCCCCTGATACCCCCTGGTTCTGGCGTGGCAATTGGGTGCTTGACAATCTGCGTATCCATCATTGTACAATCCAGAATACAGCCGGAGAAGGTGTCTATCTCGGCTATTACGGTAGCGGCAAACTTAAAGGTACGAACGGTCAAGGGCAGGAAGTGGAATACTATGCCCATCTGCTGGACCACCTACGGCTGTACCGTGTCGACTTCCTCAATACCGGGCTTGACAGTTTCCAGGTGAACAATGCCGTGAATGTGGACATCTGTCATGTGAATACGACGGGGAGCGGAGCATCGAAACAAGGCGGTCAGAACTACGCCAGCTCGTCGGTATTCGACGGCAGAATGTATAATTGCAGACTCCTCCGGTGTAACGGTCCTATAGCTTTCTGTGGTCCACTGCTCGATGAAGTGCATATCTATAATAATGTAATGGAGGCAGGAAGATACAGCGGTGCCTTCGTGTCAACATTATGGAAGAGTTCCGATGATGAGCATATAGACCTTGACGGTGACGGTGTGGTTGACGAGATAGGCATGTACATCTACAACAACGTGGTGAAGGCTTATTCCCTTGGTTCCTTCAATACTGACTACAGCTTGATGAAGTACTTTATGGACGATAACATTATAATAACGGAGGTTGGTACAGATAAGGTTCCGAATATGTTTACCGGCGGAAAAGGTAATGTCTTTCTGAAGGCTTCTACTAATTATGAATATATTGATGAGTTGCTTAAAGTGGGAGATAGCGCTAACAACAACTATCAGCCCAACTATAACAGCCCATTAATCAAGTCGGGCATGGCTGGCCGAACTAAGTATGATATAAGGGGGTATCGGAATTGGTATAAGACAATAAACCGTACCGGCCCATTTTTAGGAATTTACAAGGATACGACCGTCGAGGATGTGACAGTACAACTTACCGGCATAGCAATCAACTCAGGTGCAACGGACACGACGGAACGGGCAGTGTCGGTAAAATTCGACTATATGGGGCGACCGACAAGGTATCGTATCGCTGAGTTGGCAGGTTTATCTGGTATTGAATGGGTTAATTGGGCAGGTGACACAATAGCGTTCACGTTGTCGGAAGGATATGGAGAGAAAACTATCTATGCACAGATAGCCACGGATGATGCTGAAAGTGGGATTGTGTCTGCCGGTATCAGTTATGGTGGTATTATTCAGTTCGCAGACGCGGAGGTGAAACGTGTCTGCGTGGCGAACTGGGATACAGACGGTGACGGCGAGATAAGTATAGCTGAAGCTGCTGCTGTGACAACTATTCCCAACAACATTTTCAAGGGAAATGCCCTGATTGCATCCTTCGACGAATTGAGGTTTTTCACCGGACTCGTTTCCATTGCCGACAATGCTTTCCAGTCTTGTATAGCACTGGAAAACATATCTTTCCCTGATAGTCTGGAAAGTATAGGACAACAGGCATTCTACAACTGTACATCGCTTGCGACGGTCAACTTCCCTGAACATATGGCTGAAATTAAGATACATGCGTTCTGGAAATGTGCGGCTTTGAAGATAGTTCGTTTGCCTGATGGCATTCCCACTGCGAACTGTCTCTATCAAAGTGGTATAGAGGAAGTATATATACCAGACAGTGTGACAACTGTCAGTCATTTCACGGAATGCCTGTCTCTGAGGAAAGTGGATATAGGTACTGGGATAAAGACGTTTAACCAGAATTCGTTCAACGGAGACACTGTTCTTGCGGTATTCATCATGCGCGCGATGGCTCCTCCTTCGTATGCGGGTTGGACCCTGCCGGATACGTTTACGGGTACGATTTATGTACCGGATGAAGCTGTTGACGCGTATAAGGTGGCAGATGGCTGGAGAAAATGGGCTTCGATGATAAAACCGCTCTCCGAATATGTAGAATAATAGAACTAATTTATGGAAATGAATGATTGGATTATGTTAGTGACTACCCTCGGTGGCATCGAGGGCATCAAGCAACTTGTCAAGTGGTGGGTGAACCGTAAGACCGACAGACGTATATCCGATGCCCAGGCCGATGTGAAGGAATTCAAGGCGCTGTGGGAATACAACGAGTTCTTGCAAAAACTGCTTTCTGTCAATTGCTCGTTGGACGGGAAACTGAGGAGGATTAGGCTGGTTGGGAACAGTATTGTTTTGGGTAATTGTGGCAGTAGTGTTCTATCAAGTAGTAAAATGGTTAAATAAAAAGTTATGAGCAACATTGGGACAGAACTTAAGATAAACGTCCATGTAGAGCCTATTGACGGTTTCCACATGAGCGACTATGACTTCACTTGCCGGTTCTATATCTATACGAACCGTTATGTGGAATTGAAGAAGAGTGAAATGATAAAGGTGGATGAGGACAACTATATGGGCTGCATTGACAGTAGTAAGTTGGGCACTGGTAACATTATGATGCGTATCACAGCACAGATACCTGATACGGATTTCCCGGACGGGTTACGTACAGAGGTAGAGACCATTTCCACAGAAGTAAGGATAAGCAGATAAAACAGGAATTGATATGAAAGATAATATAATAACCCAGAGCATCCCCGGAGGCTTTTCCGTGATAGCCAGTGGCTTCATAATGGAATCCCTCGAACACATGATACCTTGGCTTATAGTCTCGTTTTCAGTAGTCGTGTGTGACTTGGCTTTCGGAATAAGGAAAAGTCTGCTGATGAAAGAAGAGGTGCGGTTTTCCAGTGCCATACGCAGGACGATGGGAAAGATGGTGACGTACTTCGCATTTGTATGTATGGTCGTTATGATAAACATCGCTTCTGGCAGCAAATGGAATATAGATGTGTATTCATGCCTGCTTGTTTGTTTCATTGAGTTCTGCTCGATTATCAGTAATATCCTTACGCCGAAAGGCTACAGCTTCAACATGCTAAAGGCGCTGGGGCTGTTCGGGAAAAAGATGCTTGATGTTGACAAGGAGGAGATGAGTGAAATAATAACTAAAGATAAGGAGGAAAATAAATGAAATTCTTTACAGTTTCAGAATTTGTAAGAAGTGAGACAGCGGACAAGAAAGGTATCGACAACCGTTTGCCAAAGGATTTGCTTCCTAATGTTCAAGCGTTGGTGAATAATGTGCTCGACCCGTTACGGGAAGCGTATGGGAAACCTATTATTGTCACCTCCGGGTATAGATGTGAGGCATTGAACAAAGCTGTAGGAGGCTCCAAGACGAGTGACCACATGAAAGGTTGTTCTGTGGATATAGTAGGCACACCTAATACGAAAATGGAAAACAAGAGGCTTTTCAATCTGATTCAGTCGCTTGACCTTCCCTTCAATCAATTGATTGACGAAAAGAACTTTTCTTGGGTTCATGTGAGCTATCGGGAAGGAGAAAACAGAAAACAAGTATTGAAATTATAGAATCGTAGAATTATGGCAGCAACAGATTTATCATTCAGCAAGAATTCGCAAAACAGAGACCAAGCGTCTTTCGTATCGGAAGGTGCCGTAACGGTGCAAATGCAGCGCAAGGACGTGGGAGCGCTGAACATATATGCCAACCTTGACGGCATGGGAGCTAAATACATTGGCGGTTACGGGAGTTATAACGGTGGGAACAACTTGATTTTCACTGTTGACGTTCCTGCCGGTGTGACCGTTACCATTGAGTCTTACCCGGAAGTCGTTTCCGCAAAGATGTTGGGCAATGGATAGGTTCGGGATAGGAAAGATTGGATTACCGGGATTCGGTGTCGGTGAGTTCCGTCTCCCGGTGTTCGGTGGTTCGGGGAGTGGCAACGGAGGTCAGGGAAATGCCTTCCATGAATCTATTGTTGACGCTTGGTTTATGTCGGGATACGCCAATGGCGATTCTCCTGCTTCTATCCGTGGGGTGAAGGGTAACGAACTCCAATTAAGGAACTTCGCCTATGCTTTAGACAGTGGGTTCGGGAAGTATACAGTTAATTGGGATAGTTTTTACGGTTCAAACGGAGTAAATGCCAATTTCACAAATTCTGATTCTGTTATTCATCTGACGGAAATATTGGTGGCAGACGGAAAGTTTTTGCAAACAAATGCAGACGGAACAATAGAAGCGTGTCAAATAAAGGTGGAAGGCATAACGGATGATATTAAGTTAAGATATGTATCTTATGCCGAAGACGGTACCGGAACATACACCTATCTTAAGAATGGTATCAATAACCTGCCAATATCCTACAAGAAATATACCGGGTTTGCTGCATCTGTAGTTGGTACTTGTAATATCACCATCACCCAACTGCCATCTGCCTATGAGGGTGCACTTGTGTTCGATGGCGTGGATGATTACGGTATCTGTACCCGACTTCCCATTATGACTGATTATACAGTAATATGCAGGAGGGTACTTGAAAATAATGCCAATAATGTTGTTGCTTCAAAAAGCATTAAGATTGGTAATGGAGCATTCATTTTTGAATATGGTAATAACGCCACATATTCTTTCAGCGAATATGCTTCTATTGGTCAGAATATAAATTTAGAAGATTTCGTTTCGTATCAAACTAAAAACTCTTATAATGGGAGTACGATTACGGTAGGCAATGCAGACGATACCGATACATTGACTTTAGGTATTATAAGAGAGGGAGACAGTAAACTTCTGAAAGGAGCTATCTATTATTTCGCTCTCTATAACAAATCCCTAACCATTGAAGAGATAGAAACAGAGAAAGCCAAATTGGAAAACATGTGGGACTCTAAATTAAATAAATCATGAAATATGTAATTGTAACAGTTGAATGGTGCCTTGGCAAAGGCATATCAGTTCCTTCCCATGCGAGAAAGAGCGTGGACGGGACAAAGGTCATCCTCCATTATGACTTTATAGAACCGGTATTGACGGATGCTGACAGACTGACGGTGTATCTGCACAACAGTGCCAGATTGAACGGCATTCTGAACAGTGAGGAATGGACTGCCAACGAGGATTCTATTATTTAAGCGGCAATGTGCTTCCCAGCAGATTACCGCCACTAACATGCACAACATTACGAACAATAATACATTATAACATGGGAAGTGATGAAAAAGTTTATTAAGAATAATATGCGTTTGTCGGAGTTCAGAAGGCTTTCTTTCTGGCTTGCCGTCGGCTTGTCCGCTATGCTGTGGAGTATATTGCTTTCATCGTGTGGAAACATAAGATATGTCCCGGTGGAAACGGTGCGTACAGACAGCGTGTATAATACCGTTTACCGGCGTGACAGCATATATATGCGTGACAGCGTATATGTACTTGACAAGGGTGATACCGTCTATCAATTCAGGTATAAGTATCTGTTTGTGGATAAAGTCAAGCATGACACTCTCTATATAGAGAAGACAGACAGCGTCCAGATACCTTATCCGGTTGAGAAGGAGTTGACCCGATGGCAGTCCTTCAAGCAGGAAGCTGGCGGTTTCGCTATTACCACCATAGTAGTGGTACTACTGATAGTTTTTGGGAAAATGGTTTATAAACTTAAGAAAGGAGGCTGATATGACTTAGCGTTATCATCCGGGCGAGTAGAAGCGCCCATAGGAAAACTATCGTACAGATGCGCTCTTTTCGGGGCTTAGAGTAAAAAGAAAGCCCCCAACGCTCAAATAATTATTGCCACATAAAAATTTGAAAAAGCATAAGATACCGCACGTTGGAGGCTTAATATCTTCAACACGGTATCTTGTGCTTTGTTCATGTATATATCAAGTTTTATGTGGCAGGGCAAAGATACGGATAAAAATCTGAAAAATCATGTGCAAGTCAGAAATCTTTGCCGAAACAATCAATCTCGTCTCGCAGGAGACGGAAATTCCAGTCAATCGAATACTATCCTCGGATAAGGATACGGAGACTGTGGATGCCCGCTATCTCCTCGTATCCCTCCTTGCCGATAGGGGCATGTACCCTTCACAGATAGCAGTTCATATCCACAAGACCAAACGTGCGGTGAACTACATGATTTCCAATTTCCGTGAGCGCATGGAAGGTGGGAAAATGTTGAGAATATATTGGGAAAACATTAGGAAATCGTTGGGAAACAACTGATTTCCATACCGACAACAAGTATATACTTTTGTATTGCGGTTGATATTGACCGTAATAACAAAAGTATAAATCTCTATGGAAAGAACGTACGTTTTTAACCAGGACGGTGGAGCAGGTTCAAGCAACGGGCTGCTCGCATCCATTCTCCCCTCCCTGCAGAACAGAGGAATCGACACCGGCTATCTGATGGGCCTCATGGGAGGCAACGGCAACGGTGGCTTCTTCGGTAACAATGGTGGATTCCAGGACATCATTGCGCTTATCGTGATTGCAGCCATTTTCGGCAACGGTAACTTCGGATTCGGAGGCAACAACAACCAGGGAGCCAATGAAGGCCGGGAAATGATTATGCAGACACTTAACCGGAACGGTGTCGACATTGCAGCATTAGCACAAGCTGTGAACACATCATCAGACCAAATCCTTGCCGGAATCAATTCTGTATCACAAGCTATCTGTGGCCTCGGCAACCAGATGGGACAGAACACCAACAGCATCATTACAGCAATCATGCAAGGCAACAACGCTTTGACATCTCAAATCTGTAGCTGTTGCTGCGACATGAAACAGCTTGTAACCACACAAGGCTACGAGAGCAAGTTGGCTCTGTGCGACCAAACCCATACTTTGGTTAATGTGGCTAATCAGAACGCTCTGTCCTTGCGTGACGGTGCGACGGCCAACACCCAGGCTATCATCGCCAAACTGGATGCCATTCAGAACCAGGCATTGCAGGACAAGATTACTGCTCTTACTGCGGAAAAAGCCACTTTAACCGCCGAAATCTCCCAACGCAACCAGAATGCCACCATCCTGAATGCTGTAGGCCAGCAGATTGCTCCTTTGGCTGCCGGATTGCAGGCATTACAAAGCGATGTTGATGGAATCAAATGCAAGCTTCCAAATACTGTGAGTGTTCAATACCCCAATTTAACCGCTATTAATACAGATTGTTTCCGTGCAGCCGCCTACGGTGCATATATGGGTGACGCTGTATACGGACGTAGTGGATGTGGTTGCAATAACTACTGGGGTTAATCCCGGTGAGAAAGGAGGTAATCATGTGGCCTAACTTTTTTACTGGATTCCCTTTCCAGTTCCCCTCCCTCGGAAGAGTGAACTACAACACTCTCCCTACGGTGGCTGTAACGGTCGGCACAGAGAATGTCACTTTGGAATTGCCCAATCATGCGTTCCGTAACCGGGACTATGTGGGCGGTTTCTATGTCAGTCTCCGTCAGGCGATACCTGCAGGAACGACGGCTACTCTGCCGATACTTATAGGGACCAACGGGGACACGAGACCGTTGCTGGCTTACAACAATGAGCCGGTGACTGTCGGAAACCTTGCCGGGACCGGTATCTACGAAATCCACTATAACAAGTACACCAATGAGCTGTTCCTTGTCAATGGTGGGTATCGTCCGACAACGACAACGGCTCCGACAGCCGAAACAATCGCTCAGAAGAGCAAGTAGTTAACATGGGGTTTTGTGGCTGTCCGGGAAAGCCGGATAGCCGCACACTCCTTTAAAATCAAACCAATATGTTTCAAAATCTACGAGTTAACAGTACATTATATCTTCTTCACAGAGGGGCAAATCCAAGTTTGGAATGCGGGCAAGTCGTTAATGTAAGCCCTATAAAAACTATCCCAATTATATACTTTAATGCACCAATCACACAAAAATAAAAGCCGCACCCAAATTCAAACTTAGATGCGGCTATTCTTAATTGGCAATTTTCAATTAAGCTATAAAAATACATATTCCATTATTACCTAATTCTTTAACAGGTATATCCATTTCCTTTAAAGAATTACGTATCATATTAGAAGTACATGGTCTTTCTTTCATCAAGACTTGCATGTCTCCTCTAAAATCAGGCATATAAATGTAATAATACGCCTGCTTTAAACACTTACTGAATACTTTATTCAATAAGGTCTTTAAACGATTTAAATCGTTCATAGTCATATTCTTTTTTGTTATACAATTTAAAATTTGATGCTTTACTACCGTTCAAAGTTTAAAAGCATTAATTTTCAATACAAATATAGCAAAACTAAATGAAACGACCAAAAATCGCAATAAAAGACCACCAGAAAACAATCCATCTTTATGGATGTTTTCTAAAATCAAAAGCCAACCACTTAATTATAAGTCGGTTGGCTTTTACTGTTATACTACTTATTGTTTTTCAACACTTTCGCTATCTTTTCAAACACTCCTGCTTTCTTCTCATCCCATTCTTGGGCTTTCTTCTCGAAATACGGTATCATCTTATTATGCTCATCTAAACATTTCAAACGCATTAAACTAGTGTCAAAATCAGCACGTTTCCTAAGAAGTTCTTGTTTATCCATAGCCCTTGTAATCATACCTAATCCGGGTATTGTGGGACTTGGTGCAAATTTTTCAGAAATACATTCAGTTAGCCATGAAAGGTTATCAATAATCTTTTCAATCTTTTTATCTTCTGATTCACTTGTCTTCTTTTTAACGACCTTTTCTGATTTGCTTTCTTTTTCTTCCACCTTCTTCACAACTTCTACTTTCTTTTTGGAAAAGGCTTCAAATGGAAACATATAAACTACTGAACATTGTTCAATGGCAGAATTAGACTTTAAATAGGCGGAAATATAAGGCTCATTACCCAAAATGTCCTTATTATCTCTTTTGTTTTCATTTCTCGCCTTAGCATTCCAACGGAAATCGCTATCAACCATTGAATTAGCCCAAGTACACCAAGCAATAGTACTCCCTACCATCCAAACTTTAAAATACTTATCGCCTTCTTCTCCTGCATATTCAAATGCTTTTTGCGGACTCAAAATGATAATATCACTTTGATTAATATCCGTAAAATTAACTTGCTTTCCTTTACGCAAAGCATTCACGATTTTATCAAACAATGCTTCATTGTTTGCTTTCAGATACTCTAAAACTGAATTTTCATTATTGCTCATATCTTCTCATTTTAATGTTTCTACCCAATTATCAAATTTCCGATAAACCACACTGCAAAAGCTGTCATATTGGCTACACCAAGTTTCTTTATAAAGATACCAAATGCAGAATTTACCCAAAAATCTCTTGGAGCAATCGTTACTTCCACACTCAAAGCATATCCTATAAAGAATGCTATAATACCAAATACTCCAGCAAGTCCCGAAGCTGCACTTTCAGCCCAAAACATAATATCTATTGCAACTAATGCAATGATATTCAATACTAATAATACGAATGTTATACAACCCATAATTCTACTATTTTAATGATTCAACAATTTCATCCACATATACATTTGCAACATTTTCGGCTGTTGCTTTAATGTCTTCTAATATTGGAAACTTTTTGACTATCGCTCCTCGTGCAGTTCCCGACAAATGCGGCAACATTATTGATTTGGCATTTACCACACATTTATCTAAAACCTCTTTCGCTTTCTTACCTAAACAAACACAAAGATTTGGTCTTACTAAGTCTAATTCTTTTTGCAATATATCAGTATATACCTCTAACTTACTTTCTGAATAGGTTTTAGACATTTCTCTATCATGTACAAAATACTTGTTTGCATCAGTCAAGTATATTGCAAACCCTTTCTTAATCAGACCATTAATCAACAAGTCAGCCATTTTGCCACCACTTCCACTTTTTCTATGGGTTGCATCATGCAGCCCAAATGGACTTGACACTATCGCATCATGGCATTCTTCATACCATTTTGCATCGCGTAACGGGTCTTGCGCAATAAGCATAATTCGGATATTATCGACTTGAACATTAAACCAAGTCGGCAAATCCAAACCTATTGCACCTTTATCCGCAAAATCTTTTCTAAACAATGGATTCAAAATAGGAATACAAACAGAGGTAGTATCTGTATATCCATTAAAAGGCTTCAAATCATCGGAAAACTCTTTTTGCCATTCTGCATACGAGAAGTCATAGCACTTTCTCATTTGCTTATAACGAGCCTTTAACATATCTAATTGCTGAATACCCAACAATTCATCAGCAACTAATTTTGGAATATCATCCGACAAATGACAATCATTGCAGAAGACTGTTCTCATACACAATCACTTTGCGCTCTCCCAGTCTCAAAGAAAGCATTTTCTAAAATAGGGAAGGCGCAAGACTGTTATCAAATTCCGTCAATGGGTTCTGGACTACCTCTGCACCGAAAAATGAAAACAGCTCACGCCTTTGGCTGTATATCAACACATCAGTGCTATATATGCAAACCAAAGGGAGCATTCTTTCATATTCCTCAGTGCAGGTGAATTGTCCAGATTCATTGACAAGGAATAAGCTAAACGCTTCCTAAACTATGTCTGTCCCTCTTGGGACAATGCAAATATAGGAACTATTTAGCAAAAATGCTACTTCGTGAACTGCTCTTTTTCTATTTTCAATTCAAATTTACCTATTCTTATGGGGAAATCAAACTTTGATACTTTAATCTTTTATAGGCTGACATCGTAAAATAAGTAAATCTTTCAACATCTGTTAGTCCTCTCGTATTATATCTAAATGCAAATTCATCACAGTATTTATCCAAATGCTTTGGACTTACCTTATGATATATTCCTAATATTCCACGTTTCAAGTGTGACCAAAATCCCTCAATACTATTGGTATGGAATCCGTCTTTTACATATTCACCTGTACTATGTTCAACTACTTTATGAATATAATTTTTCGATATTCCAGTATAACCTTTCCATCCATCTGTTATAACGGTAGAACCTTCCTTGACTAAAGTATTGATTATCGTTTTCAAAACCTTTCCACCGGTATTTGGAACAACGGCTGTATAGGCCATTCCATTAGATAATAGACCTACTACGGGAGTCTTAACTTTAAGGCTTCTTCCTTGTGCATTCTTTACTCTACCTTTATTCTTACCACCGACATAGGTTTCATCAACTTGTGTCATATCATTAAATTGAACTACAAGCTTGTCTTTCAAATTATGTCTTATCCGTTCCAACATGAACCAAGCTGTTTTCTGTGTTACATCTATATCCTTAGATAATTGTATGCTACTTATTCCTTTCTTATGGGCTAAGAATATATACAATGCATAGAACCATTTCTTTAATGACACATGACTACCTTCAAACATTGTACCAATAGTAACCGTAAATCTTTTCTTACATCGTTTACATTTATATAGTCCTTTAAATTCTCCATTAGACTTTAACTTATAATGCTCTTTCGTTTGACAATTACAGTGTGGGCAAATCGGTTCTCCACGCCATTTAATATCTTCAAGAAATTCTCTACATGATTTTTCATCATAAAAGGATTTCATCAAATCAATAAATGACTTTACTTCTCGCATTTGTTTATTCTTCTTTATTATTTCTACAATATTGATTATTTCTGTTTCCAATTGACATGTTATTTTTATTATATAAATATAATAAAAATTCCTAACATATAAAACATAAGTAGTTAAAAATTAGACACTTAAATAAAACAATTGGGTATAATTATCATATACATATATCCTGTAATTATTGCTCATTTAAACATTAACCAAGTGCTTCCAATATGATACTTGGAACACTTGGTTTTTATCTGAGTATAATTATCATATATCTATATAAAAAAATAGAACCCGACTGCTCTGAACAATCGGGTTCCTACTTAAAAATTTTAGCTTATGATCAAAAAAATCAACTTTCTCGACACCAATGGAAGAATTATTGGTTTCGATCTTTACTTTTTAGGTATTCCTGTGTATAAAACCAATTTTAGAAAAACTAGGGTTTACACTTCGGAATAAGGTCATACTCATTAGTACTGGCATCTTCTAAATTTGCAATAAGAAATACTTTCTCATGCAAATTATCAGTTTTATCAAACCAAGTACATTTTACTTTATCCATATATGGAATTCCATTTTCCATATATGGATATTCAATTACTGTCATATCAGGTCCACCTGATTTTAGAGCTACTATTGCTCCAACTTTTAAATTTTCTTTTTTCATACGTTTTTATGCTTAAAAAGATATATGACAATAAATACACAAATCCAATCTCAAGTGTTATCTACTTAGGATTCTTTAACAAAATTCTTTGATTCACTTGAAAACGGGCATAAAAATAGGGAAACCCAAAAGATTTCCCTTATTGAAATAAGATATAAACAGATAGAATTAAAATTAGTACATTAAAGTATATAATTGGGAAAACTATATATAAGACTGTTCCCAACATGCCTTATCCACAGCCGGTCCAGGTTATTGATTTTGTCGTGAATATAAACGGGCAGAATGTTAATTTGCAGGAGATACCGGCTAATGCCAATATTGCCGATGATGTTAAAACGGGGATGCTGATTACTGGTTCAAGAGACGAGATGAACACCGAGGTCCTTACTATGAAACAGAAGAGTGAGGATGTTCTAAAAAGCGTGGAATATCATCAGAACTTTCTTAGGGTATGTGACCAGATGCTTGCCATGCTTAACCCTGAATTTGCAGCCAAGCAACAGCAGGAGCAAGAAATATCCGCATTGAAAGGGCAAATGTCCAATATGGATAAGAACATGCAGGAGATGAGCAGGAATATGGCTGACCTCATTGCGCAAAACCAGAAGTTAATGGAACAGCTCGGAGTGGGCGAAACATCCAAAACAAAGAAATGATATGGGAATGTGGAGAATATTAGACGAAGGACGTGACGATTACGAACGCAGCTTCGGAATGAGAGACGATGATGTGGAGGAAGCCTACAAGGAAGGATGCCGCCACGGTTACGAGAAAGCCATGCGCAAGATGCAGGGCGGTGAAATGGGCTACCGCAATGGCGGCGGCTCCCGTAGCGGAGGTTATAGCGGCTCTGATATGGGCGAACGCCGTATGCCGGAGTATTTTCCGGAATATCCTATGTACGGTGAGCGTCATGGAATGTCGCCCTACGGTGACGAAATGGGCGAACGCAGACGCAGACGCGCCAACGGTGAGTTTTATTGATAATGGAGGGGTGGAATGCCCCTCTTTTTCTAAATCTGAATAATTATGGGACAAAGACTGGATATTTACGATAGATTTCCCTCCGGCATGGAGGCATACCTCTCGCAGTATGGATGGCATTTCAGCAAGAAGATGTGCGACTGGGCTGTATCCTGCATGAAGGTGGAGAATAAAAGTACCGGCAAGAAGGAAAGGATTGAGCCAATCAGCAAGGAACAGTTGGATGAACTTCTGAAAAAATATAATATCAAGCTGGATAAGGATGCCGGGTACGACAGCTTGTACGTGGCAAATATGGCGAAAGCAGACTATTACAAGAGTTCGATTGCCGATGAAGCGCATTTGGCGCTGTTTATAAAGGACTACATGGATGACCCGGACGGATACGACGGTCTTCCGTTTACCCGTTTTTATGCAGACTGCATAGGTTCCGGAAATCCTATAATGTGGTCGGAGATGATGTAGCCTATGATAGTCCAGGACTTTTATATACCGGAATATGACTGGGAAGTAAGAGTGTATTATGCAGTTGACTGCTACTACACCGGCAGAATCATGGCAGACCTGCGCCGTGTCGGTTGCAGGGGAGCAGACCTGATGGACGCTTTCAGGAACATGCGCTCCTGCAATCTGAATACCGGCATTACCTACTCCAATACAAGGGACAGACAGACCGTCATGGTGATAGCACTCACTTCCTCACCGGGCGAGTTCCAGAATTCATGGGACCATGAGAAGGGACATCTCTGCCGTCACATATCCAAGGCTTTTGGGGTTGACCCATACGGTGAGGAGGCGCAGTACCTTTCCGGCGAGGTTGGGCAGAAGATGTTCCCGATAGCGAAGAGGTTCTTGTGTGAGCATTGCAGGAAGGGGCTGGCGAAATGGTGACTGTTCCATTTTCTGCAGCACTTACATTTTGAAAGGACAGTATCAATTCCTTCCAATTATTACCATACTATAAATAATGCTAATGAGAAGCGATGATTTGGACATATTGATTTCGCAGGCCGACGACCGTTACTATTCGGATTTCTGCCGTCTTCTGCTGGTCATGCTATGGAACGCATAGAGCGCGTCCTTGACTGGCTGGTGCCTGTCGCTGTAATAGTGAGGGTGATATTGTTGTGTCTGTATGCGTGAACTTGATAGGTCCTTGAACTAATCTACCCTTTGTCTCTCAACCCGTACTTCCTTATGTAAGTGCTTATGGTGGAAGCCGCCACACCCATCTCATAGGCAATGTCCTTGGACTTCATCCCGTCGTTTACCATCCTCCGCAGCTTGTCCATGTCCACAAGTCTTGATGCGTGTCCTTTTACTTCGACAGCAGGGGCAAGGCCTAACGTCTTGCGCTTTTTTGCGGCATATTCGGGAGTGCATTTGTCTCTGGTCACGTATATTACGGTACGGTGGTCTATGCGTAAGGGATATTTCCCCTTTTCCGTTTCTCTGTGCATCTCCGCGAGGCGTTCCACGTCCCCGTTGACCGTTGTGTCAATCTTCTTGTATTTGTCATCAATAGGGGCATGGAGCTTTTTCAGTCTGTCTACTTTTCTCATGATTTCAATATATTATTCCAATCTTGTGATACCATTTGTCCGCGTGGCTGAACCATCCGAGAATGAACGGTTTGCCGAAGATGGTTACTTTGTATAGTTTACTCATAATTCTATATGTAAATGATAAGTATTAATAATGGCAAACAAATAAATAGCCACAGTGATGATACTATCTATACACACAGCCCAACTGCCGAGGCGTTGAAATCTCGACAAAGACAAAGCCATTACCGCCAGGAATAAAACCCACTGGCTTGTCATTAGTCCAGCCATTAATGTTATCCATCCGAAAATATCCAAAATACTCATTAGAAGAAGCATAGGGTGCTCTTTTAAATATGCCTTTACCTTTTCCTTGGGAAGATGTCTATATTCGCATGTGCGGGAATATACTTTCTTACAGTTTAAGGCTTTCATAATTTCATATAAAGCCAAAAATCCTACAAATAAAAAGAATAGATGTTTCATTACTTACCTTATTTCAATTGCTTGATACTCATGAATAATTCGGCTTTTGTTCCGGATTCTGGCTATGCCTGCTAAAACGTCCCTGCCAGCATTCATGAGGAACACGTTGCATGAAGGTATGGCGCATACCCAAATCCTCCCATTCCTCGCAATACTTCTCCAATATATCCGACATCTCGTCAAGCATACGGACATAGGCTTTATTGGCTTCAAGACCATGCTCTATAATCGGGATTGCCTTCTTCCATTCTTCATCCGTAAGCAGATTGAGGGACAAGGAAACACGGACAGCGGCTATAATTTCATCTGTAGTCCAAAAGTCGTTACCGTCCTTGACGAAATGATTTATTACTTCGTAGTCAAAGTCTTTTTTCAGCCTGCTCTTGAATGCCGCAATGTTATGCTCTCTGAAGCCAGAACTGTATGTTGTATAGATAAGCCTTCGTTCGTAATATTCTGTTTCCGGGTAGTCTTCAAGCCTTTTCCCTAATAATATTATCTCCATTGTATTTACCATTCCGTCTTTAACTAATATCTCTCCATCATCCCCATATTCATAGCAATCCGGGCAATAGTGCTTGTCATCCGCTGGGTCGTAATACCATCCGCTTTCATTGGCTACTTCGGCAACGGTTTCCATATCCTCATGCCACATATCTTCATTGGCTAAATCCCCACATACATCACACTGGATGTTATGGAAATATTTCTTTACTCTCATGGCTATTGCTGTTTTATCAATTCTGGGCTATCGTAAATATTACTAACGACTGTCATAGCATGCCATTCGCCTAAAGGTCTCATGCCGACTTTTTTTTCAAAATCGAATTGTAATGCGAATGTAGCAAGTTCTTTGTTCCACAATACAAGAGCTATATGTTGCTCACACATAAGTATGTCTCCTTCATAGATTTCTTTACCGCTCTTGTCGCACAAGCCGGTGAACTGCCCGACGGTTTCAGCCCATACGTCGTAACAGCAGCCGTCTTCCGGAGAATATATCCTCGCCTTGTCCGTAAAGATAATCCCGTTTTCGTCCCTTCCGGCAGTATAGAAAAAAGAGAGAAATCCATATACCCATTTCCCCGTATCAATACCTTTACCTCTGAATTTTATTTCACGCTTCATAATCACTATATTTTATTCATGGTTATTCCTTTTCAACAACTCAATGTTTCTTTATGTAATCAACTAATTGAGGACCTAAGTCATGAAATCGACAAAGCCCACTAAACACAAGGCTTGCACTCATTCCGCTGTGACCTTGGTCTATGAACATTTGTAAGCAGTTCTTAAAACGCTCTTCTTTAGGCTTATCTGTATTGAGTTCGAATATAAGTTTCAACCAGCAATCGAGTTCAAACCCTTTATAGAGGTCGTTCAATCGTATAGGAACAATCTTATCCCAATATTCAAGATGTTTATCCGGAATAATGCCACGTGCTTTAGCCATATATTCTTTTATCAATTGCGGAATCTTAGCCTTGAACTCGGCTTCCCTTCGCAGGTATTCGTTATGTTCATCCTGCAAATCCTTGTCGAACTCAGCCTTCGTCTTTCTCGTGACCTTCAAATACATTTCATCAAGTGTTTCACTTGAATACAGTTCTTTATCATTAAATTTGCAGAAACAATCTTCACTAGTTTTCTGCTTGTATTTTTTCAACTGTTCGTATGCGTAGTCAATGTTTACACCTGGATACATTTCTATTTCTTTCATAAATTCACAGTTTCCTATTCTTTAATTTGTTATACTCATCCTCAATACATTTATTGATTTTAGCGGCTTCCTCGTACCGTTCCTCTTCAATCAACTTACTTTTCAGCCATTGAAGCTGATTCATATAAATAACATCATCACGGTCTGAAACCCTACGGGTATATTCCCTTATCTCATTCAGCTTGTCCTCCATGCGTCTATGCCATCTGCTTACCATGATTAGGACAAATCCTAATGCAACGGCATTGAATAAAGTGATGGAGATTTTAATTATCAGTTCAACGTTTTCCATAATTGTTACATACAAATTGTTTAAAAGGATAAAAACGATGATATGAACATCTCACAAATTTGTCGTTATACGCATCCAACGAAAACTTGCATTTAAGGCAGCACTTATTCATTGTGTCTATCTTTAATCCTATATTATCCATAATCATATAAGTTTTAATACTTCTCAAAATTTGGAATTTGCAAATAGAACGAGTTTCGAGACATGGGAAGCCAAACTGTCGTTTCATTGTTACACGTATCCCAATTCCCTTCTCCAAATTCATTATTTAATGCTTCCACTATCTTGTAAAATATATCTTTTACAAAACAAGTATTAAGCACCTTCTTGCCTTTAATGACTATTGTAGGTGTATAGAGTGAAATTTTATACTCCCCGCCATTTACTATCGACCAACTACCTTGTGCTACTGTAATATGCGGATTGGTTTCATTCTTATACTCTTGCGTTATGCTTATATAACAATTGAAATAATTAGAAATTAAATCTGATTTATAAACTTTTATTCCCGTTGCTTTTTCTAAAAGCTTTCTAAATCTATAAGCATCATTTACGATAGGAGTCATTTTCATATAAGTTTTAAACATTTCAAAATCCCGGCCTCCATTGCTTCCTCGTAGGTGTCCCAATTACCTGCATCATTCGGACCTTCGGGGAAACAATAAAGTACCGTTCCCATATCCGCTTTAGATATATCGTATGTGTAGCCGGAAGCACTATTATATATAGTGATATGCAGCTTCTTGATTTCACGAAGCCACTTTTGGGCGATATATTGAGTTGGGGCAGAGAAAGAGTAAACGCTTGCATTGTAATTCTGGGCGTCGTAGCTTTCAAATAGCTCATACTCATAACTACCTTCTTCACACACCAATTCATAAAAGACACTAACATCTTCTTTAAATCCTTTCTCTTTCAGCAGCTTCGCTGTCTCTAATGTTACAAGTTCTTCGGTCATAGTTATTCCTCTGTTTTAAGTTCAATCTTTTCTGCCCGTCCCCACCAGGAGCGCTTGTTGTGCTCTTTAATCAAGTTTTCCAGCAGGTAGCGCTTGTATCCTTCATCAGAAGCTTTTCTGCGTTCTTCATAAACCTTTTCTTGCAGGGAATTTACTTTATTTTCCAACTTGGCTATTTCTTCGACAAGCTTCTTGACATACTCATCCTTCAAGGAATAGATAGCCCGTGTTTTCCTGGAAAAACTGAATCCTTCTTGTACATCAGTAAATTCAGCCAGCGTATTTCCGTCACCCAACGCTACGACAAGCATGGAAATGCTTTCTGCGCTTATCTCATAGCGCTCTTTTATACTGAAGGAATCAGGCAGTTTCCCGTTCCTAATTTCTATTCCGTCCACGTTGAATATAAGGTCCTTGCCGTCAAAGACCACTTCTTTCTTGTTCTGTTCCATGATACTAATCTTTATTTATGACGTCATTGATGTTCCACTCTATTTGAGGAACTTGAATCTTTGGGGAGAATAGTTCCTGCAATTCCTTTACAGTAGCCTTGTGTGCTTGTGCTACGTCTGTCCCATAATACCACCGGTCATGATTGCAAAGAATAAAATCCCCTTTGTATTGGTAGCATCCGACCGCTTCCCATATGTTGTCATGGTCCAATACAAACCATTGGTTCTTGTCTGTATCATTTCTCAATGCAGCAATGCCCAAGAAAAGATCTTCATTGGCTCCGCAATCAATCCTTCCTTTCTTGGTTACGGTATCTATATCATATATCACCCCATATAAATTCCCATAAGATGTTATGATTGCTCTTCCTTCTTCAATGCTTTTATGACTTCCATTGCCGTCATAATTATGTACATCTAAGGTTGTATTACCAGAATTAAGTATTTCATATCCCAACTCTTCCAGCTTCTTCCGAAGCTCCGGTGTGTTTTTGCGTATAAAGCACGGTGTTATAAATCCCATAGTTATTCTCCTTTTAGTTTCTTAAAAAATTTCATCGGCGACACTAAGGAACCCGACGAAATGTCTCTGAAAATTTCACTATCATCATTCACCCCCAATGCAAGACAATACTCCTGCGGATTAACTTTTGCCAATTCACGGAGCTTATTTTCCCTATCTACACCGGCGTAAAGAATCCCAGTATATTCCAAAGTAATAGAGCCGTGCATATCTTTCAAATCTGATAGCTTTAATATTTCTCCTCTTGACATTATTCACCCTCCTTATCTGTCTTAATATCCGTTACTTTGCCACGATTGACGAAATACCTACAATCAATAAGCCTGCAAATCCATTCATCACAACGATTCTCTAATTCATTACATTCCTTGTGAAGAGAACACATCTTGCATTCATGGTCATTTGGATAATTCTCAGCTTCATGCAGTACCCCGTCTATTATTATTCCGTTCTTTACTTCCATAATCAAATACAATATCGAACAATTTTATGTTTCTTACAAAACCTTATCGAATACCTCACAGCCTTTCGTATGTCCTCATACTCCCTTATACTGTACACGTTGTATGTACGGAGCTTTTTCATAATCGCTTCCTCTATAAAAGGAAGAATCTCTTTCTCAAACCTGCTCATTTCCTATGTGTTTTACGGTTCTTGTTCGTTCAACATGATTTCATCTCCTTTTCTTTTAAGACTTATATCAATTGACAACCTATCAGCAATTTCCTCCTTAATTATCTCCCTGCATAAATTCCTTATCATAGAGTAATCACCATGTCTTTGTATCTCGTTGGAAACCATACAACGAACCCACCTCTCTATATCGACATCATTCCCATAGGTGTTTTGAAAGATACGTTTAACTTCCTCTTTCACAATTGGAATCATAATTTCCTTTATATCCTCTTTAGTCAACTTTAGTTCGTTGTGGATATAGTTCTTCACTTCTCTATATCTATATTTACTCATAATATCTAAACCTCCACTTTTGTATAATTACTAAAATTACAATAAAGATATTCGCTTGAAAACCATCCTCCTAAATGGCTTTTATCATTGACATATTTACAATAGGTTTCCCATTTGTCCTTATGTACAATTTCATACATTACACCTTTGTACATGAACAAATCTCCTTCTTGCAAATTTGAAATCTTAACCGTTTTCATATCAATTACCGTTTAAAACATACAGCAACTCTCTTGCTTTCCTATAGGTGTCAAAACCTTTTACATTCACCCATTCAGATGAAATACGTTTGTCTTTTCTGACTTGTACCCAATATATTATTATGGGGATACAACCGTTATACCCTTCTCCTCGTATGATTCTGTATCTTTCCATATTAGTCCCCTTTCTCCTTAATCCGTTCCAGTACATCCTTGTTAGCTTCGAGTATCTCGTCGAATGAGGGGATAGGTCTCCAATGAGTAACATATCCAGTCTTGATGTAGGGGTATATCCATTTATTCACTTCTCGCATTGCCATTTCATCAATACTACCATCAACATATTTCACTTGACACATGCCTTTTGCTAGTTCGTTAGGTATTGCATCCTCTACGCTTATCCACGGTGATTGCTTTGCCTGCCAGTCTGCACCAGCCTTGAAACCCCTCGTCAGTCCATTGTCATAATCGACCACATTTTTTACCTTAAAAGGCAATTTATCTAAAATATTGGATTCATAATTGGCAAAGTTCATTGCCGCTTCTTCTACTGTCTGTTTCATATCAATGACTTTTAATTTTCTTGTATTTACCACACTTCTTGCAGAAGTAGTGACGTACGGTGTACCAACTGCTATCTCCCCAATCATCAACAACTTCTACTTTCCTTTCAAATAAGAATTCCCACTCATGGCAGCAGAACCATTTCTTTATTATAGCATCAATTAGGCGTTTCATACGCATTTCGATTAAAAGGGCATACCCGAATAAAGATAAAGTGTCGAATTTTAAAATTATTGCAAAAATAGGTATGCCCTTTAATTATTATTGTTACTTTTGTTTTCGTCGAATTATAAAAATTATTGCTTATGAAATTAGACTCAACAGTTCTTACTGTATTTCAAGAGAGATTCAGTAAAATGCCTCACAAGTGTCCAATTTGTGGCTGTGAGAAATTTGGTATTAATGACATTGAGACTCAGGTCTTAGGGTTCAATAGAAGAGGAGCCGATATACTGAATAACGGAGAAGTTAACCAAATTCCTGCTATTGCAACTCATTGTATGCACTGTGGTCACATCGATTTGTTTGCTATTTCTATGGTAATGAACCCACTTGTCAAATAAATGTTTGACATTTCCATTCTGTAAGTTGCAGCACTGCGTCTTCTTTTTGATACAGTGCTCTTCTTTAGTCTTTTACCTTTTCCCATATTTTATTCTTGTTATACGTTAATAGACATTCTTTTAATATGCGCAAAACAATCATCCATAGCCTTGTCAAAAACTTCTTGACTTATGATATTTTTCTCAATTCGTTCCACGTATTCACCTGCGTAAGATGCAAGTTGGATGCTTGAATCACTATTACTTACATCTTCTCTGTTGTCAAAATATACATGGATGCAATCATATACTACTTCATCACCAATTTCATCAGTATTTACCCTAGCTATAGATGTGATTTTTTCGTAAGAAGTATGCGCCATGTGAATACACTTTCCAACGAGATATTGATATTTTGCCTTTTTTTTATCGGCTTCCTGTTTCTTTAGCTTCTGTATTTCAGCTTCTAATTTCTGTATTCTATTCATTTTTTATTTGTTTTACTCTAAACTTCAATTTCAAACTGCTCACTTTTAGCCGATGGCATTCGTTCAAGTAAAGATGATCCAACTGATACATAATACCCGTTTTCATTCTTGAGCGGAAGCCAAGCGCAATAAATTCCAGTCTTTTCATCCATAACAGGAATGCCAAACTTAGAAAGCGGTTCGCCATCAATACCTCTAAATTTTTTACGCCACTTGTCAATAAACTCTTTAGCATCCTTTTTGCGTTTATTCGGTTTCCAAAGAGGATTATCCTTGTACTCATTATTAGGAGAGAGTTTTTCTGGAACAAACGATTTCTCATTGAAGCCTATCAAATTGTAGCTCCACTCTGCAGTTATTCCAAACACCCAGCCATAACCGATAGCATCAGGTCTTGTACCGCAGTATTCTTGTACCATATCCTTTGCTTCTTCCTGTTCACGTAGAAGCTGCTCATTCATTTGTTTCAGTAGTTTCTCAAGCTCTGAACCTTGTTTTGCTATTATCTTCATTTTTGTATTGTTATTAGTTAATCCATTTCTGTTATTATACATCCAAACAACGCTCCTAAGTATTTCATGCCAAGATCGGAAACATAGTATGTGATTTGTTTCTCAATTTCAAATTCTCTTTTTGTAGCATATCCAAAAGACACAAGTTCTTCCCAATCATTATCAGGCTTAGAAACTATGTATCTGTTTCGATAAGAACAATATCTGTTCTTTTTCATATTTTCGTAACCAAGCCCAATAGCATGTTTCATCTTTTCTATTTGCCCAAATGACAATTTTATATCATTCATAGTTATTCCTCCTTTTTAATCTCTAATGAGCAAAAACCACCGGTTTCCGCTCGTATTAATACTTCATGTGCAGAAATGGCTTCTTTTTGCACATGTTAATCTCAATTCATTTTCCTCTTTCTATTCCGCTCGCTCTGTACCTCTGCCATACACATCTTGCACCATGACGCTTTCAGATGGTATTCCTTACCGTTACGACGGGCTGTCCTATCGAAAAACCGGGATAACGGAAGCGCTCTACCACAGTGGGTGCACAGCTTGCGCTCCACTCCGTCAACCACCACCCGGTTACGGGGTTTCCTCTTCACAATTTCGCATGGCCCGCATTCGGACGCGCCGTACCTCCTGCAATATGCAAGGGAATGCTTGCCGCACTTGGCGAAGGAGGTGCAATCCGAGCGGGGGATTGTCTGGTGAACGTTCATACTATTTGCCTTTTTCTATAGATTCTATTGCTTGGAATATCTCATACATTACTTGTGGAACAATCGCATTGCCATATGCCTTTATCGATTCCTGCCGCCACTTTGAAAAGGCAATACCGTCCAATCTGGTGGAAATCCCATCATCTCGGCTACAAACAGGGGATTGAGTTGGGAAGTTTTTCCACCGTTCTGCGAATGATGCTCTCCTAACATTACCGGGAGGTTGCACAGAGCATCCGTCCTCATTTTCCCGTTTTTCCTTTTCAATGCTTGTGGGGAAACGGAGGGTTGATAATCCCTCGCTGCTGGAGTAGGCAACATTCCGTTTATTGCCATTGCTGTCAAAGCTGTGCCCATTTGGCTGTTCGGATTGTACTTCTTCGTATATTTGTCCGCTTCCCTGGCATTGGGAGTCGGAAGCAGCCGAACCATTCTCGCAAGTCCTACGCTTCCGTTCTGTCCATTCTGATTGATTTTCCTCGGAGTACCGTTTCTGGTCGTAACAAATTGGTCGTTCTTTCCAATTATCGCTCCGGTTGTTGCATCGCTCGCCATCGGTGTCGGGAGCAGTCCTACCGGATAGAATGTTGTTTTCCCATTCTCGTTGCATACCTTCAGACCCTGCGTCTGCACGGTGGGCAATAAAGAAGACGCGGTCTCTTCTGTGCGGCGCTCCGACGGCACAAGCCGGAATAACAACCGGTTGGACGGAATATCCTTCACGTTCAAGGTCGTTACACACTGTTTCGACGACATATTCCTGCCGATGCAATGTTCTTTTTCTGTTATCTTCTCCGAATAGAGTTTCTTCGCTTCCCAACGGAGTTTCACTGCCTGGCTGTACCATCGTGAGGATTCCAGCAACGTTTTCACCAACAACCCAATCGGGCTGAATCTCCCGTATCGCTCGTAGCATTTCCGGCCAGAGATAGCGGTCATCTTCCGCTCCCTTTCGCTTTCCGGCACAAGAGAAGGGCTGGCAGGGAAAACCTCCGGTGAGGACATTGATTTTCCCTTGCCATTCTCTAAAATCAGTTTTCGTGATGTCTTCATAACTTTTGCTGTTTGGAAACCAATAATCAAGTATCTTTCTCCCGAACGGGTTTATCTCGCAATGGAACACGTTTTTCCAGCCCATCATTTCAGCAGCTATTTCTGGACCGCCAATGCCGCTGAACAGAGAGCCATGTGTTAGTTTACTATTCATCCTTCCGCTTCCTTAGGTTTCCAATCAGACGGTAATTTTGCCCACTCGCGGAACTTGGCATCGAAGTCGTCCATGTCCTTGAACATATCCATCTTCGATTTCTCTGTCTCTACGAGTGAGGAGAATTCCAGAAAGTACAAATCTGCACTTTTAACGAAATTGTTATGCAACCTTTTCAAATTTCCGAGTAGTAACCCTTTGGCGCTCATCAGGTCTGCCGCTTCCTCCACCAGCATGTTGGCTTCGCAGTTCAGTATGTGTGCGGCTGAAAGAAGGCTGTTCAATCTGTCTATGCTGCCATCAGCCTCGGCAGCTTTAATCAAATCTTTCTTTGGTTTCATAGTTTCTGCTTTTTCCTGCAAGTTCATCAATCATTCGCTGGTACTTCTTTGCCACCAACGGGCATCGGAGGCGCAGTGCGTTGTCACGCTGTCACTCCAATAATTCGATTTTCTTCTCAATTTCTATGTTCATAAAATTATTTCTTCTTGAATTTGTCACATATCCTGCCGTAGCGGTCACATGCGCACACCCTATGGCCCTTGACCTTGCATAGACAAGAGTTCCCTACAAAATCCATTGAGTATGAGCATTGGCGGCAGCGGACGGGGGAGAGGGGTAATTTCTTCTTTGCCATTACTTACGTAAACTGATATTGCTTACGCGATTTGCCGCTCTTTTCATTGCTTCTTCATCTCCGCTTTCCACAAGCTTCCTTTCACGTTCAAGATACTCGGCATAGGAAATTCTGTTGTTTCCACGTTCTTCTATCTCCTTTTGGCGTTGTATCCGGTATTGCTCACGCTCATAGCGTTCGATGTCAATACGGCGTTCCCTGATATAGTCAAGCATGGCACTTGTAATCTTCATCGGGTCTATAGCACCATAGAACCGTCCATATTTACCAGACTTAAACCGTGCAATAAAAAAGCATATCTCAGCCGCATTAAGGTAATAATACTCAGAAATAAATATTTCTGCCAACTCATTAAGCTGCTCCTTGGCAATCTTGGTAGATACCTCTGCAAAGTCATTAAGTGTGCCGAATTGGATTTTCAACCATTCCAAAGGGGTTTCATCTCCATAAGTCGAAGCCAATAGCCCTAATGTAGGTATGGAGGAATTCATGGCTAAATCAGAGTGGGTCGCCTTGCATCTGACAATTTTGAACTGCAAATCGGGATTGTAATCAAGAATAAATTGTGCAGGGTCAGGATATTTATTCAATAACGCCCTCTGCTTCAAGTTCTTTTCTTTTTTTTGCGGCAGCTTCTCTGACGGTTGTAGCGACAGCAAGAACTGAATCACGTTTTCGCTGCTCGCTATCCTGTTGATTTTTGCTAATTCTTTCTCCATTGTAATTGCCTTCTAAAATCTTAATGAAATTTGTCGGTCTGAATATCCAGTCGAAATCACAAGACCAGTTTTGGTTGTTATGTCCCAAAAGGAATGCCGATTTGGAAACATTGTTGAAAACAGCCATGATAGCTTCTTTCCCATGTTCGGAAGCTCTTGCTTTTACGGCTTTCTTGCGTTTATCAGTCATTGTTGTCACCTTTGGGAGCTTTCCATCAAACATTCTGTTGAACGTATCCATAAGAGCATTATAATTTATCTTATCTCCCTCATTACTTTCCGGCGGTGCAGATTCCCCTTGGGGGGAATTATAGGGGGGACATTCTTCTTCTCTTTCTACTTCTATTTTAGTCACGTATTGTTCAGTGAATAATCCGTGATTGTTCCGTGATTGTTCCGTGATTGATAAGCAAATCTTTTCTTTTGCATTGTCTATTAATTGTTTAGGTATGTTCAAATCCTCATAATTAGGTCTGTTGATTACTTGATGCCGAGTGAAATTAGGCAGATATATGAATCTTTCCCCCTTATAGGAAAGCAGACATATAAATCCGTTTATCACAAGCTCGTTCATCCATTTTTCAAACTGTTGAATTTGGATTTGGTCATACGGAAACATCTTGGACTTTAGCCAGACCGAATCACCTATTACCACGCCAATGTCATCAGAGAAGAGCCATAGTTGGATATATAGCAATCTTGCATCACGGCTTAACCTCCCTATTTTTACATCATCGCAGAATTTTGACTTAATCATCCTATTCCGTGCCATGCTTGTTCATCTTTATTTTCATACATCTTTCAAATATTCTGTTACCACTTCTATAAACTCGTCAAGCGACCGGACTATGACATATTTAGCACCGATACTCTCAAACTCTTTCTGATACTCTTTCTGGCTCTCTGACTGCCTGCCAGTCTTTACCTTTAATTCTATTCCACAAAATGGATAGAACTTGTTGGGGATAAGAAGTATCAAATCGGGGAATCCTGCGCGGACTCCCATTTGCTTGAACTTTGCCGCTTCAATGGCGTTGCGCTTCCCTCCGTTGGGAACACAAGCAAGCCGTTTCTTCCATTTAGGATATTTCAAGTCCCAATATTTAATTATAGATTTTTGGAGAGAATCTTCTAAATGTCTCATATATGCTTTATTTTAAGTTCAACATTCACCGGCTTGTCTTTCATCGTGGAGAAAGCGTCAAGCAGCTTCTCCTTGATTGTCTTCAAAGGCTTTGTCAGTATCTGGCTCTCGACTATTTCGAGAGGTATCTTCCTGCCGCTATACGTGATTAGGGACATGGAGGTGATTATGTAAGGTTTCATATTACTTATTAAAATCCCAATCCCACTCCCAATCCTTTTCACTTATTCCTTGCTCGCAATAAGCACTACCCATGTGGCCTTCTATCTCTTGATACAGAGAACGAACCAACTCTTGCTCTCTTTTGTCAAGTTTAGACATTAGTCTATCCATGTCTTTTTGACTGAATAAGTAGTATGATTTTAACTTCTCATCAATAACCATTTTAGCACCATCCAATGTCCTTTCGGTATAAAGAATGCTACCTATCTTGAAATAAAATATCCCATCAGAATCAATGGATATTTTAACTTGTTTATATTCCCATTCCATGTTATTCTTTTTATTAAAAGCCCCGAAGCGTATTCTCCGGGGCACAACCATTATTTAAGACCCGTGCCATTTATGTGTGGCTCACATTTATGTGGAGAGCTCGGGCTCGAACCGGGACGAGTGGTGTTTTTGCGGTTATATAATTTTAAATTATTCTACCTAAGATGTCTCGCAGGTTGCCGGCTTGGTTATTAACGGTTATCCTGGAATTTTGCACCTCACATCTTGATTAACGTCTACCAATTCCGTCACTTCTCCATGTTCGCCTGCCATATCTTCACAGACCGAGCAGGCTGGTTGAACAAAAAGTTCAGTCGAAATTGAAATTATCTTCACCGTCCGGCATTTCTTCCGGAGCGTCATTCCCGAAATCCATCGGAAGGTACCAATCACTTATAAAATCATTCATGGCCGTCCTCCTTTGCTTTATAAGGATATACGTCAATCAAAGCCGTTTCCACCACAGATGCAATAAGATAGTCAGCTAGTGTCCCTTTCATACCTTCGTCCAATTTCTTCACGGCATCACGTAGGTCGGCAGCTTGTACCAATACTTGAGTAAATGTTTTCTTTTCAGCACCACTCTTTTCATCAAGGGTGATAAATGCCAATTTACATTTAAACCACCTATCTGCAGATTCCTCGTCAGAGAAAAACACCTCTGAATAATTAGCCCTCTTAATATCAGAAACCGTGAATTCTCCACTAATAAACGGTGTCATTTCCTCAATGCATCTTCCTTCGCTTTCTGTAAAAGAAAGACTGTCAAAAAGGTATTTTTCGGTTGTTTTCTTTTCCATGCCGTTTTCGGCTATTTTTTGGTATTTTATAGATACCTCGAACCAAGTGTGCATCATAATTTTAATTGATTAATAATTTGTCTTTTGATTTTCTTGCTAAGCTTCCCGACAAAACGTCCGTGCTTCTCCGTCGTTCCATCGGGCAGGCATTCCTTGTAGGAGTAAAGCAGCTTTTGCAGGAGAAGCACTTCTTGTTTTGTCAGAGTGATTTTCATTGTTTTAAATATAAAGTTTGCTGTGTTCGACCTCAATCTCCATCAACTGAATCAGACGTTCTTCTTCTGGAGAAGGAATGTATATACCTTGGGCACTTGCAAAATTCCGAAACCTTTCAATGGTAAGGCTCATTTCCGCACTGTCAAGGTCAGACGAACTGCGCAGGTATTTTATTTTTCCAAGATACTTGTCGTCCCTCTCACGGACGAAAGTGTCCTTGTTGCAGAGAATCTTGTAATAGTTCCGCTTAACGTACTCCATCGTTTCTCCAATCTGGCACCCGAAGTAAGCCAGGCAAACATGAAGGTATTTATTTGCCTGGATACTCCTTTGAGGTTTCTTCTCGGTCAGTTCAAACACTTTCCGTTCCTTTATCAGCCTCTCCAACTTTGACCTTGCCTGCTGGGCATGGAGGGGATTGGCACCGTCGTATTTCATCAGAAGGGAAGGTCATCCTTTACATTGCCATTCACATCAACCGGAGGAGGAAAGTTCTGCGGCGGTTGCTGATAAGTCGGCTGCGGTGTCGGTTGTTGAACTGGTGCAGATGGCTGTCCGGTTTGACGCGGTTCAATCCGGTAAGGCTGTACACGGGTAAATATCTGTTCCACATTGTCCTTGTTGCGGTATCGGGTTCCTTGTATATCAAATGATATGGTAACTACTTGTCCGACCTGGAATTTGTCAAGTTCGGCACATCTGTCTCCGATAAACTCCAGCATGGGAGTGTTTTCAAATCCACGTTCGCCCGTATATGGGTCGAAGCGCGTACAATCTACTACTATTCCTCTTTTAAGAATAGTTCTACTACCATCTTTGGATGGTATTTGTTGGGTAGGATAGATATAGAGAATCTTTCCTGTAATTTGATTTGCCATAATTAAATTATTTGGTTTACTACACAATATATTGATAATCCGTTTAAAACATCCATGCTTATATCAAATATCGGGCATCCCTTGTCATCTGTTATGACAGTTTTATTGCCGTCTTTTGACACATATACCCGGAGAGATTTAAACTCAACTCTTAATTCATATTTTACGCCACCGAATATCATTTCCATACTAAGGGGTATAAAGTTCTTCCTTCGTTTTTAACAAGTGATACAGATTGTTCGTGTGGATATAATTACAGAAGTCTTCCACTATATACTGATTGTATTCTTCTGAATCAATTGTCCGCACGCATTCAATCGGTTCATAAGGTATGAATTCTGTATATACCACGTCAGTAAGCATGCTTCGTCTATATCCTCCAAACTGGAACAAATCGAAATAGAAGGTAGAACAATTAAATATTTCAAGATAAAAAGTCCATTGGCATGATTTGGTATAATCCTCTGTATGGGGTGTGGAATATTTGGTTTTAATATCCCGGACTATCTTATCATATTTGACGTCAGCATATCCATGGACATGTATATCAAATAAGGAGGAATGGAAATCTTTTCCTCCATGTACTTCATGTTGGGCATTGGGATATTTGTTCCGGTAATAAATGGCATTTTCTACTGTCTTGCTGTTTAATCTGACAACTACTCCGTCCTCTTCCTGCTCAAATATCCCGTTCCCTACATACGTTGCTTTCCCCGTTTCTACAATTTTATGAAAACAAGAGCCGATTGTGGCATAGGCATTAGGTTCCTTCTTTCCGGAAAGCACATTTAAGAGACGCTCTTCTGTATCCCATATGGAATGATTGTCTCTAAAACGCCTAAACGCTTCCAAGGATGTTACACTTATGCGATACATAGCTATTTCTTTTTGAATGTGATAGAGTAGGATGTAGTGGATGAACGTGCAGGTGGAAATATCGTATATATTTCTCCGGTTTCTTCGTCTATTTCGGTTTTGCTGCCGTTTACAAGTTTAAGGAAACTCTCACGCTGCTTTATTTTTTCATCCACTTCTTTCTTTTCCTTGTCCAGCTTCTCCCAGACAGCGTCATTGCATCCTGTAAAATCATATTTTACAGCTGTTTCTTTTATTTGGATGGAAGCCCCTTTATATGAGGGGATTTCGCCTTTCCCGTATTTTTCTGTTTCCTTAACGACAGCATCCCTCACCTCTTGGCTTTTCAGAAACATGGATATGGCCTCACTGATACTTTTCATTTGGATTACAGATTCTATGGCACTTATCTCTCCATCCAGTACCTTTTGGATAAATAAGGACGCCAATTGTTCTTGTTCCGATTTGCTGGCCGGAATTTTGTTGATTGAAAGCTCTTTACTCATGGCAGATTATTGTTTATTCGATATTGTTCATAGTTGGCTGATATGACACTCAAATCCTCCGGGGAAACCTTATAATTCGCATTTATAAGGTTGACAAGCGAAAGCCTTTTCCCCTCTTCCCTAGATTTTGTGAGGTATTTATGAATCCATTCCATAAGTTTTTCATCGGCAAACTGGTCTCTGTTAAGCATTTTGCGGTTGTCTGTTGATGGAGCTGGTTGTCCATTAGGCTGGTTGTATTTGGTACTGTCTTTTTCCCAGTACACATCCGCACCCATACCTAATGCCTTACAAGCCACAGATATGGCATCAGTCAAAGCCATTTTATAACATTCGTCGGATGTATAAAGCCCGTTCTTCTCGTTAGTCACGAACGAAGAACCGCCAATGCCCTGAATGGCTTCACTCCATTCACCGCCCATTTTTACAAATAGGTTTATATGAACGAAACTGGATACTACACCATTGCCTCCGTATTCATTCCACATTCTTATGATTTCATACTTCCATCCGAAACCGCATATGCCAAATTCTTCAGTAAGTCTCTTTATACGCCACATGGGATTTATATCAGACATTCCCTTTAACCTTCCTGCGGCAATAGTCTTTACGGCTTCCTGCGGAACTTTTCTGATACGTTCGTATAAGCATAAGTTAGGGTTACTTTCCATAATTAATTGTTATTGATTGTTTTTTTACGTGGGATATACGGGACTTGAACGCCGTGACCTGTGCATGAAACCTTTAAATAATACCATGACAAAACTACAAATACCAATACCATGCACCGCTCTGCCTCTGAGCTAATATCCCGGATAGCCGCCCGTCTTCGCAGATTGGACGGCACGAATTACTAATACTAACACATTTCTGAAGATTTACTATCACTCATTGTAGGTTATGTATATCCCAAGGCATGAAAGGGATGCCATCAGGGAGAACATGAATGCAGGGAATACTTGCCCCACATTGGTTACGGCTACCGACCTTACCAGCAATACTACTGCATACAATAAGCAGAAGGCAAAGAATACCGTATAGCAATTTATCTTTCTCATACAAAAATGATTTCGTCTCTGTAAACCTCGATAAAGGAATGCTTTCCAAACTCTATCGTTACCTTGTCACCGCTAATGCTGTATATGGTCCCGATTCTGTCTTCCCAGCCGGGAGCGTTGTACTTGACTTTTACTTTTTTCTTTCCCAT